TCAAATCCCCTCAAATCCTAGTTCTTCAAGATATCCATTGAGCTTTTCTTCCGTATCTGCAATCTGCATCTTCAAATGCCGGATGTCCTGCAGAACTTTCTCAATGTCGATCTCCTCTTCCTCCTCGGATGTATCAACATAGCGGCTAATATTGAGGTTATAATCATTCTCCTTGATGGTATCCAAGCTCACCACAGCAGAGAATTTCTCCTTGTCTTCAAAGTCATCAAATGCTTTGGTGATAGCTTCAATATCCTCATCCCGTAATTTATTCTTATTCCCGTTCTTCACAAATCCCTGGCTGGCATCCACAAAAAGAATTTTACCTTTTCGTTCCTGTGGTTTGTTCTTGTTAATAATCAACAGTGCTGCTGGAATACCAGTTCCATAGAAAATATTGCCAGGTAGTCCAATAACCGCTTCAATCAAATCATCCTTTATAAAACCTTCACGGATTTTCTTTTCAGCTCCTCCACGGAATAATACACCATGAGGAACTACTGTTCCCATCTTACCCTTGGCATTCAAACTAGCCACCATATGACACACAAATGCCAGGTCTCCGTAACTCTGTGGCGGTACACCATAGACAAAACGATGGTATGGATCTGCCATGGCTTCTTCATAACCCCAGTTTTTGAGAGAGAACGGAGGATTTGCCAATACTTTGTCAAAGGTCTTCAGTACACCGCCTTCCAGATGCATCGGATTGCGGATGGTATCACCCTTGCGGATATCCGCCCCTTTCGCATTATGGAAGATCATATTCATCTTACAAATCGCCCAGGTTGATAAATTTATTTCCTGTCCAAACAAAGACAGATTCCGAGGATTGCCGCCATGGTCACGAACATACTCGATACTCTTGATAAGCATACCACCGCTGCCAACAGTCGGATCGTAAATGCGGTCTCCTTCCTGGGGCTTCAAGATGTTTACAAGCACCTGAACCACTTCGGCTGGCGTATAGAATTCGCCGCCCTTGGCTCCGCCTTCATCTGCAAACTCTTTAATGAGATATTGGTAAGCATCTCCCAACATGTCGGAACTTTCCAAATTGTCAGCATCCAGCTGCATGGTATCAAAGAGTAACAGCAACTGTGACAGCTTCTTATCACTAACACGTTCTTTGTCGTTAAAATTTGCCGTAGTCAGAACACCAATCAGCTCAACGTTCTTTGGCTCGTCTTCAATGGCCTTGAATGCCTTATCAAGTTCAGGGCCGATATTCAGATTCAGATTTTTTAGATTGTCCCAGCGAGCCCGTTCAGGAACAAAAAACGATTCATAAATCTGCGGATCTTCAAGAAGCTCTTCCACTTCATCAACCGGCATACCTTGTTTCAGAAATTCCTGTCTCTTTTTTTCTCTTTCTGCAAAGAACTCATCGTTCATACGTTTAAGAAATAAAAGATCAAATATATAGTCCTTATACTGGGCAGCGTTTAACTCTCCTCGAAGGATGTCTGCCGCTTTCCAGAGTTTTGATTCCAATTCTTGCAATGTTAATTTAGACATTATTGCTTACTCCTTGTATATGTATAAATTCATTAATAGTCAATTGTTATTTTAGCACATTTCAACTAGCTTCTAAAGATAACAGCTAAAGTTGTTAACATGATAGAAATTTAGAAAGTGGACGAAGCAATGTAGGGGGAGCTAATCCCTTTTCTTTTTCAAATACAAAAACTGCACCAGATTTTATCAAAAATCCAGAGCAGTTTTTCTTTTAAAATGCTGAAAAACCTGATAAAATTAGGGTTTTTAGACAAATTGTGCCCATAAAGAACAAGATTGATACAATTTAATGATTATCCTTTTTCAGAGATAAATGGGGGTGCAAAATCACTGAATCGGGGTGTGTGACTAATACACGACTGTTAATTAACGAATATTTACTATCTCGGAACAACTGGGTTATGATTACAAATACTATTCTTAATAATATATTTTTCAAAAAATTCATCAAAGTTACCATCATCAAATACTTGCCCATTAAACACAGCACCACACAGTGCACTCAGTTCTTTATAATCTTCCGAAGAAATTTTTTGCTTAAAGGATGTAAGCACATTCAAGATTTCAGATTTTAAATTATTTAAGGATAAATCCCGATATTCGGCATCACATTCATCAGTTAACAATTTCTGTATCTTTGAATATGCCCATAATAATTCTCCTACTCTATCAATTCCTTCATAGCCAGTTATGCTTGGAGTATATATTTCGTATTTATCCTTAAAACATTCGAGCATTTGAGGAGTTATGTCTATTGGAAGTGGAAGAGTCAATTTCTCTACCAAAGCTGAATTGTTAGTTTCAAGCACCTGTTTGATGTCCGATAAAAAATTTCTCGATATTCTTAACCCTGTGGGCATAATTTCCCCTTGATTATTTCTAAATAGCACAATTAAATAATCAAAATTTGTTTCAGCAAATGGTATACAGTAGTATAAAAATTTCATCAAAGTAACGTTTTCTGTTAATTCAAGATTATGCACAATTATCGGAAAGCAACTAAGGATTCCATCGGGACCATAATAATATCTATCAGGAAAAACAATGTAGTACTCCTCAGTTAGAGCATTAATAACACGTTGGGTGTTTTGCATTGTTTCTAAGTATTCTCCATTGTACCAAGTTTTGATAAGATACTTGTTAAAGTACTTACTAGGTCGATGTTTCTGATAATACAAACATGCCATTGAAAGATATTCCAGCCGTTGTTTTTCTAACACGCATATTTCTGCATGATACTTCTGAAGAAGTCCTTGTTCATTGCAAATATTTGCAAAGAATCCTTGCATTCTATCTAATGCACTTTGTGCAGTTCTGAGATTTAACACTGCTAATCTAGCTTTATCAGGATCCCGGTATAGAAAACTCGCAAACTGATTTGAGTAATTTAGTATGCTTTGAAAATAATCACCCTTCACTTTACTAAAAGTTTCCGGTATTTTTGATTTTTCCTCAAATGGTCTATCTTCACGGGGATATTTAAATTCTCTATGTAGTTTTTTAGTAATCTCTATTTTGAGATTATCTACATCAGTAGCAAGATTTCCAAGTTGCCTACCTTCGAGTATTCTACATATACAAGCAGCACTTTTCTCCAAAAGATTGACTATATTCCTCCGGACAGAAAACCAGTATTCCAACCACTCAGAGACTGTATCACTCTCATAATTGCTCATTATAGTTTTAAGCCAAATAGAAGCAAACTCTTGGCGAAACATGATGACTATATTTCTAATAGGCATAGCTTTATGAGCATCATCAGGTAATTTATATCCAGATAGCCACTGCAATGTTGGCTTTATAGCATCGGCACAATATTGTTCAAATATTGGAAGTGTTTTACAAATGGTTTTTAGTCTTGAAACGCTTTCGTCATTTCCTTTTTTTATATCACTTAACAATAAAATATATTCAACATGAATTGCTTTCTTGTCCTCACTTATGTAAAGTTTAAGGGATTTAGTAGCTACTTTTAAATATGTTAAAATTGTCGACAAATTCTCTTTAACAAATTGCATATATGCATGTTTATTCCCACAGAAGCATGTGTACATAATCAAGGATATGACATCAACTGTATATTTTTCTTTCTCATCCCAAATCTTCTGGAGAGGAATGTTCTTTGAAAGGTTATAATCTGAGTCAATATTGTAAAGCCAATATGTAATAACGGAATATGATGTAACATCACTAGTAATCTCAAAAAGGTCAATACCATCCAGTTTTTTAAATAACGCTTTACAGAAGCAATAAATATCCGTATCGGCTAAATTTAGTTTTGGTATAGTATCCCTGAGACTACACAGGTAATCTATATTTGATTTATCTGGAAAAATAGTTCTCAACCTATCCAAAGAATCTATCGTTATATTAAATTCTTCAAATCTTATAAATGGATTTAATTCGGTGGCTACAAGAAATAGTCCGCCATGCTCGTTTGCATCATCAAAAGTATCTCTGTTTTGGTAAAAATATTGCATTACAGTTCCAGAAAATAGCCCCTGTAAAGCTAATACATTATGAGACAAATCAGAACTGTTCCAAAGTGCATTTGATAAATCAAAATAAAATTTTTCCTTATTAGATATAAAATTGGGCAGTTTGGAAAAAAGCTTTGGTAAATATAGTGAATCTGTTATTTGAACTACTTGAAGTGCCGTGTCGTTTATTTCAGTAAATTCATGCAACCTATCAATAAGATGCTGAGAACGAACAGGATGCAATCCCTCAAGATATTTTTCTGTCGTACTCACACGGATAAGAAACTCATTTTCAAGGCTTTTCAAAACTTCATTATAATCAACAGAAAAAGTTTCTGGCAAACTGGAGATTAACTTTTTTGCTGAAAGTTTTATTCCGCAGACGTCAGCAAAACTTACTTTACGAAGAATTACACATTTGATTCTTCCCATGTCTGAATTACTCAATTCTTTAATTTGATGTGCGATTCTTTCAGATAACATTTCACCATGCGTAAGCAGGTAAATGTATTCAATAAGCAGTTTTTTTTCAGCTACTATTGACCATGCTTTACGCCAATTTGACATAGACGGGTGAAGTTTATTAGCTTTTTTCAGTACTTCAAAAATTTCCTCTGCTTCTTTTTCTTCCAGAGCCAGTTTAATTACTTGTATCGATTTCACATTGCTTAAATCGCCACCATATCTATACCAATCATCTTCCCTCGTTGTAAGAAGAAGCTTATAATGATAAGATACCTCTTCCTGTAAAAGCTGAGCTAATCTATTCCATTCACTTAATTGCGAATCCAAATTGTCAATAAGAATAAGAGGTTTTTCACCCAACCTTACTCTTGATTTGAAGTATTGTACGATGTTTCCAAGTTCTTTGGAATCGTTGCACCATAAAAGCTGATAAATAGTATATTCATTCTTCAAATTGTAGGAAACTTGAAGTGCTAATGTTGTTTTGCCTTGTCCGCTTGGAGCTTTAATAACTGTGACTCTATTGCTTTGAATTGCTTCTTCAATTTTTCGTTCCAATTGCAAACGCCTCACAGGCAATTGCCGAGCAATATCATAAGGGGTTGCTTTTTTCCCTTCATAATAGCTTAAATCCAAATCAACTTGGGACGTATTGAAATCTAGTCTTTTTATCCAACTGTGTGCGGGGTTCTGAGGTCCTTTACTGATATCATCTTTGACAAATTGAATCAGATCATCAAGCTCACGCTTATCTATGCTATCCCTTTGCGTCATTTTTTCAAAGCACCGTACTTTGATGGCATTAGCAAAAAGCGATAAGTTATTTGTTGTAATGTCATAAGCCCTTATTAATTCAGTTTCAATTTTATTAATCAAATCATTTTTTTCTCTCTTCTCAAAAGAAAGCTTGGCAATAAAATCTTCGAATATGAAGTTATTCCAATTCCAAGAAGGATTTTCTGCTTTTATCTGCTCGATAACCCCAGTCCAATATAAAGCTGCTTTATCGTCTAAATCATTAGCAAACAACTTGCTCAAATTTCCTTGTGCTATAGTAAAATCGTATACTAACTTGAAATTACGAGCATTATCCAGCAAGTAAATCTCAAGAAAATTCTTCAGAACATCCCTTAAAAAACTTGCATCCTGTTTCTTAGCAGAATACTTCAACTGTATGTGAGTAATGTTCTGGGCTGAATCTATGTATTCAATTTTATCAATATCTTCAATTCCCTCAAGTTTAAAAACAGTACCAGTATCTAACTCAGAAAGGATTAGATAGCAAGAATATAAAAGTTGATATGAAAATCCTCTCAGTGCAATTTGCCCACCATCACGAGAACCTTCCAATTCTTGAATAGTTATTTGACGCGAAGCAATCTTTTTATAATTCTTTTTCTGTTTATTCTTAATCTGTGTGTTTTTCTTTTTAGGCAAGTATAATCACCTACTTTTCAAAAAATGCTATTCTGTAGCATAATTTCACTCAGTAGAACATAAACAAATATAATAGGACTAAAGTCTACAAAGGTTTATTCAAGATTTAATTGAGCCATTAAAAATCGAAAGTATCAATAACCGCTTCATTGCCGAGATTCACACTCCCAATTTCATAAACAGGAAAAAACTCTCATCATACATACCATCATTTTGAATTTGAGCTTTAATTGCTACATCGTTAAGGTCAAGTATAATAACTTCCCTCATACCCCCCTGAAATAGAATTATACTATATATTACCATATAGTTTTGTCAAAGTCACTATAGTTGGAGATAAGAAAAATCGGTCCCTCGTTTGAAGTAATAAACCTTGTAATGATTCCTATACTTTATAAAAAATATGAATTTCTCTTTCGATGGGGTGCATCTCTTAACGAAAATCACATAGAAGTGCCAGAAAGTTTTTACTAAAAAACATCCAAAGCGCCAGAAATCCCTTGTAGCAAGGGCTTTCCTCTGTGTCAATGATAGAGTTTTAATATGGCTAGACTTTCCGAAAACTTAAATATATTTGATGCCATAGGGGTAAGGCCTCATATATTTTGGATTCTGTGGAACACTATATATCAAGAATAAACAAGTATAAAGAATCTCCATGAAATACACAAAAGGTTAGGATAGAAGTCAAATAACATTTCTCCCGGATTGCATAGAAGAAATGCTTGGGCAAAATAACCCCATTAGAGTAATCGATGCTTTTATTGATAATCTTGATATAGAAAAAGCCAGATTTAAAAAAGCTGTACCTTGTCGGACTGGCAGGCTTTCCCACGATCCCAGAGATCTTCTAAAGCTTTATGTATATGGCTACTTTAACAAGATACGTTCCAGCAGAAAACTCATGTCTAATGTACTAGCAACATCGAACTGTTTTTTCTCTTAAACAGACTAAGCCCTGACTTCAGAACAATATCAGATTTCCGGGAATACAATGCTAAGGCCTTAAAGTGTGTTTTTCATGCTTTTGTAAAGCTATGTGTGAAGCTGAGCTTATATCACAAAAGGAACTATTTTAGCAATAGACGGCTCAAAATTTCTTGCAGTTAACAGCAAGGATAATGCATATAACGCTGAAATCCTAGAAAAGAAGCTTAAGCGTATAGATGATCATATTGCAGAATATCTTGCACAGATGGACAGCGAAGATAAAACCGAGCTTGATGCACCAACACCTAAACAAGTAAAAGCAGCTATCGATGAATTGACTTATCTGAAAGAAAAATGCCAAGGGTATTTAAAAGAGTTACAGAAAAGCGGAGAGACCTAACTTCTGCTCACCGGCCCAGAAGCCTGGCGCATGCACAGCAAGGATAGTTTTCACCGCTTGGTACAGTAAAGTGGTATCATGGTGGGCATTATCTATTATGTAAGGGTAAAGAAAAATCAACAGCTGAGCTGGGTCTTAGTTTTCTTGCCTATAATTTTAGAAGAGTAATAAACATGATAGAAGTTAAGAAATTGTTGGAATCAATGTAGGGAGTAATCCCTTTTCTTTTTCAAATACAAAAACTGCACCAGATTTTATCAAAAATCCAGAGCAGTTTTACCTTCTAAAACACCGAAAAGCCTGATAAAATCAGGCTTTTCGGCAAATCGTGGTGGAGGCGAACCGTGCCTGATTATATCCCTGTCCATTGAACTAAAAGAACTATATAGACGATAGTTTGCAACACTAAGAGCTATTCATATAATAACAATTTAGAAATAAATAAGCCCGGATAAACCGGGCTGTTTATTTTATCTTATCTATAATCTCAACAAGAATAATAAAAGCAACTATGCAAGCAATAATAATTAATCGTTTCTTCTTAGAAGCAGAATTATCATTAAAACTATCTGCTTTTCCAGGCTTATTGGACATGAATTTCTTTGTCCTATTTTTTAATCTAAACTCTTTACATAATAATTCAGAAGCCCTTTTATAAGCAATTGCATTTACACTTCCACCTTGATAACATTCACCATTAGAATTTTGTATCTCACCAAAAAATCGTATTTCCTCACCCGAATACCTATTCATTGATTTTACAAAGCTACTATCCAATGCAAGTTCCTCTGCGAGTTTGAAAAATCTGTCCCTATACTTATGATCATTTAGATTTGCGTATCTGTCATCTGATAACCAACGGTAAACGCATAGCAAGAAAAATGCAATCTTTTCTGTGCCATCTAAACAATAAAAGATCTGATTATATAAAGCTTTTTTCCCAATATATTTTGAAAAATACATTTCTTTAGAGTCTGCATATTCAATTAGTTCAGGACGTGGGTCAGAATTATCGTTGTTTTCTATTCTATCTAAAAGTGCTGATACATCATAAAATGTAGCGCCATCGGGGATTTGTATGCCTGAACTCAATGCATAAGCTCTTTGCCTTTCTGTAGGTTCTCTTGGCGGTAATTGCTCAATTTCAAGAGGTTCCATTAGCCCTTTTTCGAGTGCTTTTTGGCGACATTTATTTTCAGATACGGCCGTTATCTGTACTGTTCTGTATCTGTTAGTATCTTTGTGTTTTCCTTTTACCTTAAACTCATAAGGGAGCATATAACCCGACCTCCCGAATATATTTATCCACATTATACACAAGTTCCCAAGAGTTATCAACACATTGTGACTGTTTAGGAGAAAATAGAATACCAATGGTTTCTCCGGACGAGCGTCATATAAAAACAGCATAAAAATTTTATAATATTCTATTGACAAATACGTATTATACGTGTATAATAATAATCGTAAGGGGGAATTGCTAGTGACGCCGAAAGAGATGATTAAGTTAATGAAAAATAACGGGTGGCAGGTAAAAAGAATTAAAGGAAGCCACTACATAATGGAAAAAGAAGGTCAAATAGAAATAATACCCTACCACAATACAGATTTAAAGAAAGGCTTAGAACTAGCAATATTAAAAAGGCTGGGACTGAAATAAGTCCCGCCATTCCAAATATATTATATGAAATAGAAAGAGGTTGATTATATGAAAAGACATTATGTTTATCCAGCAGTATTTCACCATGAGGATACTGGATTCTCTGTGTTTTTCCCTGACTTAAAAGGTTGTCAAACACAAGGAGAAACAATTGAAGAAGCCACACTTATGGCACAAGAAGCACTTGGTCTATACTTGGAATGTCTAATAGAGGATGAAAAAGCTATTCCTCCAGCATCGAATCCTAAATCTTTATCTTTATCTGGTGATGACTTTACCGCTATGATTAGTGTAGATATTTTTGCTTATAAAAACAAATCAAATGGGAAAGCTGTAAAGAAAACTCTTACTATACCTGCATGGCTTAATGAAGAAGCAGAAAAACAACACATTAATTTTTCATCCGTTTTACAGGAAGCACTTATAGAAAAAATTTTACGGTAAAGCAACTACTTATCTGATAATGACCTCTACGGATATGTTTTAAGACTGATGAACCGGATGCTGCCGGGGAAGTCGGCATGTCCATTGTTTTATAAGGATAATTTGAAGTGGTTTCTAACCAACATAAAATAAAGCCCCGGGAAACCCCGGGGCTAAGCATGAAGTTATATAGAACTATTTACTTTCCCATCATCCAGGTAATCTTTGATGTCGCAAAACCACTCCTGCAGTTTCTCTCTAACTGTGGATTCAGGGAAAAAGAATTGCAGCCAGGGAGGAATCAGGCTGTATACCTGTTTAAACACAGCTTCAAAGCGTTCCCGTCCTTTTTTCGTGCCGGTAATTGCTTTTTCAGCCTGTAACATTAGCCGGTACGCTATGCCTCTGAGTTGGTCCCATTTCTTTTTTATTGCCAGGTATATAACCCAAATTAAAAAGACCGCTATAATCAATATAGTCGGCCAGTTACTTATTATGAAGTTTCTCATTTCACTCACCTAACCCTTTCAAAATATTTTTCAATTGTGCGACAAGATTTTCATATTTCGCCTTCCAGTCCACTACATCAGCAGGCTTTTTAAACTGCACACCAAAGTAATTACAGATACCTTTTACGATTGCCTCACTGATCTGCGGTATATTGTTCATTATCCAGATAGCATCCTCCATATTGTCGTGGAAAGCAACCTCAACAATACAACTGGTAGCCTTGACCGTCACAATTTCAGCAAATTTATGAGGCACTCCGTTTTTTACTCCCCTATCGGCGGTAGGAGTAATAGCAGATACTTCCTTATAAATCGCTTCTGAAAGCCTCTGACTGTTGGTAACCTTCCCATCAATCAGATATCCGTAAACCTCACAACCTCTAGCCTGTCCTGAATTTGTACCACCCATTGCATTGCTATGTATAGCCACATGAATGTCCGGTTTCCAGGCATCAGAATCGGCTATAATCTGTGATAATGTCATTTCCGGCCTGTTCCTTCTAACCTCAAATCCGTTGTATTCCAGGAGAGGACAAACGATGTCCGCAATTTCATTCATTCTTTTTTCTTCCGTACCGTAGTTTCCAACACCGATATTATTTTCTTGAGTGCTTGGAGAAATATATACTTTCATCCCTTTTACCTCCTTGTACAATTAATATTGTATTAAATCAGTGACCAAAGCCACTGTTTGACCCATCAATTTTTATAGTTAACATAACATTTTAAGCTTCATACTTTTCCAAACATCAAGCACATCATCCGGCTTCACATCTTAGCCATTATGCCAGCATCTGTTGGCCTGAACTTTGACAATCATGTATAATATTTTCCGGACTTGGAAGGTGTGTGTTTCACCTCCTGGGACGGACCTTAGCGGGCCGATTACCCGTAAAAAAGAGTATTTATCCATTCCGGTAAGTCTACATGATTTGGCTGGTTGAGGCCAGCTTAAAGCTGGTTCCTCGTGTCACATGCAAGGTTGTTTGCTTACATGGGAAGGAATGGAGACTTTTAAGTCCATTCATCTTGTAAAGGAGGCATTTTTTATGAATTTCAGACCTATGGCAGGAATCGATGTAGGTAAATTCTTTAGTGAGATGGCAATTCTTTCTCCATCCAATGAAGTAATTGCCCGCATGAAGATCCGCCATGATTCCAGTTCTGACGTTGAAAGAGCCGTTAAATTACTGAAAAAAACGGAAAAGGACTTTGATTCTAGGCCTTTCGTCGTCATGGAATCCACCGGGCACTATCACAAAATCCTTTTCCATTCACTTTGTAAAGCTGGATTTGAGGTTTCCATCATAAACCCCATCCAAACTGATTCTATCAAAAATATTGGAATCAGGAAAGTGAAAAATGATAAAGTTGATGCCCGGAAAATTGCCCTGCTATACAGATTTCAGGAGCTTAAAACTACTAATATCCCAGATGAAGATATTGAATGTCTGCGAAGCCTTTGCCGACAGTACTACAAGCTCTCTGACGAACTTACTGCCTACAAAAACAGGCTTACAGGTATTGTTGACCAACTCATGCTAAACTTCAAGGATGTATTCCCTAACATCTTTTCAAAGGCTGCTCTCGCAGTATTAGAAAAATATCCTACGCCTGTGCATATTCTTAAAGCCAACAGAAACAAGTTGATTGCACTGATACAAAAGAATTCCCGCAGAAGCCTTAAGTGGTCAACTGCAAAGTATGAGCTTTTGGTCTCCAAGGCCAGAGAATTTGCACCTTTGAGCATTAATAACTCTTCAAATATTGCCATGCTTGGGGTGTATATCTCTATGATTAAAACCTTGGAGGAAAACCTTGAGAAAGTCCTCAAAGCCATTCGTTCATTGATTGCTGAAGATATGGCAAAGGACATACCCATGCTGGCACTGACTCTCGAGCTTCTACAAAGCATTCCAGGTATAGGACTTATCTCTGCTGTTACCATTCTGGCTGAAATTGGCGACTTTTCAGCTTTTTCAAAGCCAGGCAAGCTAGTTGCTTATTTCGGCATTGACCCCTCTGTAATGCAGTCCGGAGAGTTTACCGGCACACAAAACAAGATGTCAAAAAGGGGGTCAAGGCTGCTTCGCAGGGTACTTTTCACAATTGCTCTTGCTAATATCCGCACTAAGCGTGACAAAACAGCTTGCAACCCTGTACTGATGGAATATTACAAAAACAAATGCCAGAACAAGCCTAAAAAAGTGGCCTTAGGAGCTGTTATGCGTAAGCTTGTTAATTATATTTTTGCTGTTCTTAGGGATAGAAAGCCTTATCAGCTACGTAGCCCTCAGGAACATGCGAAGAATCTTGCAGCAAAGCATACAGCAGCTTAATAGTACTGTTACTTGATGTTTAGTTTTCAAAGAGCAACTTACTATTTTGGACCAGCTATTTTATGTCTACTTCACCTGGGTGGTCTTGTTGTCATGCCTTTTTTAGCTCATGTGTTTTTTGAAAAATTCTTTTATTTTTCAAAAAAAGCTCTTGACTTTAATTAGCTGGTCTTCTTTTTATAAACTATCAGTGCCACACCTATAGGCCTTTCCTTACCATCAGTGGGCTGATTGACGATTTCATCCCCGACAATCATTTCGGAGCTGCCGCCGCCATCCAGGTTGACTGCATTAATGCAACCTAATTCCAACATAATGTCAGCCAGCTCATTTGCATTAACACCTGAGTTTCCGGATGTCCTGCCCTGCACCACCACAAGCACGACATTCCCGTCGGCCTTCTGCCCTATCGCTGTCCTGGGATGCCGCTCCTTGTAATGTGGAAATGCTGCAGTGTTGGTTATATTTATCTTGCCATCCAGGACCAGGGAGAAGGAACCGCCTACCACCCAAAAACCATTACCCTGCCAATAAGCGACTTCCTGCAAGTTTTTCAGATGAGTTATTATGAGTTTGTAATCCTTCGTAAAAACAACATCTAAATAATTCGGACTGGGAGCTGTATAATACTTCCCTTCATCAACCAGCGTTCCATAATTCTCGGCATTGCCGCCGAAAAACGTTGCATTTATCTTGCAGGCAATTTCCTCATCGGGTTTGGGCTGCCCTATTTTACTGAGTGGTTCAAGCTTGCTGCGTACACCAAAGTCAGCATCAATACGCTCTATTTTGGGGTCAAACTCATATATGTGAACATCGCTGGCATATTTCCGTATTTTTCTATACACCTTACATCACCCCTTCCCCATAAGTTTGACAGCGCCGAAAATTGAGGCCAGCACAGTAAAGGCAGTACCCAATACCTCGATGAGCTTAACAACAATAGGCTGCCATGAGCTTTCATTATTTTGCTGTGCCGCCTTTTTTATGTCGGTCTTGATTTCCTGTATGTCTTCCCTTATTTCTTTGACATATATCCGGGTTTCAGCCTGGCCTGTTTCCAATGCCCTCACCCTTTCTTCCATGATACATCTGTGTTCACCTTCTCCCATAAGACACCTACTTTCTTTTTATAAATTAAAAGAGCCTGCGATTAAGCAAGCCCTTCCAAAATTTCAGCTTTTTCTATTTCTGTTAGTGCTGGATAGTCAGATTCTGCCGGTTTGCAGTTCTAAGTGCGCACTATTCTTGATAATCATCACCAGTTATTTCTTTATATTGTTCAGCTGTTATAACTCCCTTTATAACTGCAACTTTGACCATCTGTTTACTCCACAATCCTCTATCATAGTTTCGTTTAATTATTTCAAACGACATACTTGATACCTCCTACATAGCTAATAAATTTTGAAATTCTAAAGCAGCAGCTATTCTCTCTTCAGGTGTTGGTTGTGGTTCTGGATGTGGTGTATTGATTATAGCCTGAATAGCTGCTATTGCCTCTTCCTCTGTCAGCGATGGGTCAATATTATAACGATTCCTAAGAGCCTCTAATTCCATAACTGCTTGACATACATTGCCATTAATCTCAAGAACATGAGCAAAATAGTCTACAGCAGGAAAATCCTTGCGTATCCTTTCAGGTGGAGCTATTTCACCACTTGGATACATATAAGTTGTTTTACCATCGAACTTAACTAATCTTAACATAATTTACCTCCTTGTACAATTAATATTGTATTAAATCAGTGACCAAAGCCACTGTTTGACCCATCAATTTTTATAGTTAACATAACATTTTAAGCTTCATACTTTTCCAAACATCAAGCACATCATCCGGCTTCACATCTTAGCCATTATGCCAGCATCTGTTGGCCTGAACTTTGACAATCATGTATAATATTTTCCGGACTTGGAAGGTGTGTGTTTCACCTCCTGGGACGGACCTTAGCGGGCCGATTACCCGTAAAAAAGAGTATTTATCCATTCCGGTAAGTCTACATGATTTGGCTGGTTGAGGCCAGCTTAAAGCTGGTTCCTCGTGTCACATGCAAGGTTGTTTGCTTACATGGGAAGGAATGGAGACTTTTAAGTCCATTCATCTTGTAAAGGAGGCATTTTTTATGAATTTCAGACCTATGGCAGGAATCGATGTAGGTAAATTCTTTAGTGAGATGGCAATTCTTTCTCCATCCAATGAAGTAATTGCCCGCATGAAGATCCGCCATGATTCCAGTTCTGACGTTGAAAGAGCCGTTAAATTACTGAAAAAAACGGAAAAGGACTTTGATTCTAGGCCTTTCGTCGTCATGGAATCCACCGGGCACTATCACAAAATCCTTTTCCATTCACTTTGTAAAGCTGGATTTGAGGTTTCCATCATAAACCCCATCCAAACTGATTCTATCAAAAATATTGGAATCAGGAAAGTGAAAAATGATAAAGTTGATGCCCGGAAAATTGCCCTGCTATACAGATTTCAGGAGCTTAAAACTACTAATATCCCAGATGAAGATATTGAATGTCTGCGAAGCCTTTGCCGACAGTACTACAAGCTCTCTGACGAACTTACTGCCTACAAAAACAGGCTTACAGGTATTGTTGACCAACTCATGCTAAACTTCAAGGATGTATTCCCTAACATCTTTTCAAAGGCTGCTCTCGCAGTATTAGAAAAATATCCTACGCCTGTGCATATTCTTAAAGCCAACAGAAACAAGTTGATTGCACTGATACAAAAGAATTCCCGCAGAAGCCTTAAGTGGTCAACTGCAAAGTATGAGCTTTTGGTCTCCAAGGCCAGAGAATTTGCACCTTTGAGCATTAATAACTCTTCAAATATTGCCATGCTTGGGGTGTATATCTCTATGATTAAAACCTTGGAGGAAAACCTTGAGAAAGTCCTCAAAGCCATTCGTTCATTGATTGCTGAAGATATGGCAAAGGACATACCCATGCTGGCACTGACTCTCGAGCTTCTACAAAGCATTCCAGGTATAGGACTTATCTCTGCTGTTACCATTCTGGCTGAAATTGGCGACTTTTCAGCTTTTTCAAAGCCAGGCAAGCTAGTTGCTTATTTCGGCATTGACCCCTCTGTAATGCAGTCCGGAGAGTTTACCGGCACACAAAACAAGATGTCAAAAAGGGGGTCAAGGCTGCTTCGCAGGGTACTTTTCACAATTGCTCTTGCTAATATCCGCACTAAGCGTGACAAAACAGCTTGCAACCCTGTACTGATGGAATATTACAAAAACAAATGCCAGAACAAGCCTAAAAAAGTGGCCTTAGGAGCTGTTATGCGTAAGCTTGTTAATTATATTTTTGCTGTTCTTAGGGATAGAAAGCCTTATCAGCTACGTAGCCCTCAGGAACATGCGAAGAATCTTGCAGCAAAGCATACAGCAGCTTAATAGTACTGTTACTTGATGTTTAGTTTTCAAAGAGCAACTTACTATTTTGGACCAGCTATTTTATGTCTACTTCACCTGGGTGGTCTTGTTGTCATGCCTTTTTTAGCTCATGTGTTTTTTGAAAAATTCTTTTATTTTTCAAAAAAAGCTCTTGACTTTAATTAGCTGGTCTATTATATTATTCTATCTTATATGCATAAATAGCTGATGTGTAATCATTGTTTGCTACACCGCTTCCAATAAACATAACATTATCTAAAGTGATCATTTTATGATCTCTAAGTCCAATAGGTAAGTTAGTTGCACTGCGTCTAACTAAATTTACATCATAATAATTGACATCTTGTGCTTGAACATACGTTTCACTTTCAAATGCTTCTCCTCCAGAAAATACTGCATATGCGGAATGACTTGCACCAGCATTACTCCTAGACCTATTTTGATTAGTTAAATTAGGTGGCGTAGTTCTAACTAAACTACTATTCCAAGCATGTGCAACAGCTGTTTTAGTTTCAAAACCACCACCTATACAAAGAGCATAGTTTTGATTAGAAGCACCTGCTACATTTTCAGGAGATTGATCCGAACTTGGAAGTCTATCAACATTAACTTTTACTAAACTAGTATTGTAACAATCAACAGCAGTAGATAACCTCGGTCCAACACCGCCTATAAATAAAATATAATTAGCTACAGATGCCACTGTCATAGCACTTCTGGAACTACTTAATGATAAAATTGATTTAACTAATGAAGATGAATATGCATAAACATCACTTGAGTAATACGTTATGTCATCATTATAAAATCCACCTGCAAAAAAAGCATAATCTCCAACTTGTCCACTACTCATACCAATTAACCCTCTTGCCATTTCTGGAGCAGAACCTCTTACTAAACTAGCGTTATAAGTATCTACACTAGTCCTATACCCTCCTATTAAAGCATGGGACGATGTATAAGCTCCCCATGCTTGCCCTCTGGCAACAGATAGTTTTGCAGGAGTTGTTTTAACTAAAGATACAGTATATGCATCCACATTATCTAAATCTGAACCAGAGAGGTACGAAGAAGCACCACCTGCAAATAATGCATAATTACCAACTTTAGCCACAGCACAATGGTATGCTACTGATGTTAAGTTAGGGGCTTGCCCAATATAATTCAAAAGAAATTCAAAATTAACTTCCCTCCACGTTCCTCCTATATTAACCCATACTTTATCTATTTCTCTCCACGTTCCATCTATATTTACATATCCTTTATCATATTGTCTATTAACTCCATCTATATTCACCCAAATATCGGCTGGCATAGTATCACCATCCTACTTATACTTAATCCAAATATCCCCATTATTACCACCAGATGGGTTAGAAGTAGAGAGAATAATGTTTCGTACTTGTTTAGTGGTATATGAAGTATTATTTTGTGCGACAAGTACACCTGTCATTGTGGTACCGCTTTTTGGCACTTTTGAATCTAAAGTTGATTGAAGATTAGTTATAGTATTAATAGAATGGTTATGGCTATCATCTGCAACAGTTGTAGTCATACTTACATTGCTTTCTCCATTAAAACTTACACTACCTGTTACATCGCCTGTTAAAGAGATTGTTCTTGCAGTCTGTAATTTACTTGCAGAAACAGCATTAGCATTAATCCCCAGATATCTATTATCATGATTATGTGATGCAAGGTCTTCAGCAATTACAGCGAATTTCTGATCAGTATAATTATTTGCTGCAGTTCTAGCTGCATCTGCTTTTTCCTGTGCTCCTATTATTGTTTCATACACCAAAGATTGGTCTATTGTGGCTGTAACGCTGGACGCATTGCCTACAATGGTTACAATATCAACTTGCTTCTCTATTATCTCAGAACCTCCAGGAGACGGAATGTATTCGGCCAAATCGCCGGCATTACCATAACAATATAGTATCTCACCTAGATCGGGATCTTGAGCAAACAGGCCAAGCTCGCGCCAATAAAATCCTGCTGCAATGTCCTGGTTAGAGAGCACACCACCAATAACAACTTTGCCATCTGTCATAGTTTTAAATTTGTTCAATGTAATCGATTTTACTTCATGCACCAAAGCAGTAAGATCTGCTATTGCCTGACCACTGAGCTGGCCATCACCCACTGCAATTCTTGTAAAATTTAGCTGGGTACCTGCTTGTGCTTTTGCCTGTAGTGCGCGACCACGATTTGTAAATGCTATTAATCCAAAACTCATATGCTTACACCACCTGTTCTATCGTTATTGAATCTCCAGTATGAAGGACATTGCCAAAAAACATCTGCATTTCAGCTGACATGCTAATGATTATCTGCTCCAAATGAGACCGGACATTTTTCACCTTTTCGACAGCCATTGCGAATTGATTTGCCTGCTCTCCGGTTACGGATGGATTACTGGTTACAACCCGAAAATGGTAAGGATCCCCGCCATACTCAAACCATTCTTCCACGTAACCATCTCCGAAATAGTCCTGCACTACTTGTTCAACTGCATAAGGAGTGCCACGATATCGATGCACTTTCAAAGAATTCTTTATGATTTGACGCTTTATATCAAGCTTTGCATTTGCGTCATACCAATCCACATGTAATTGCCAGGCCAGTTCATCCAAGGCAGCCTCATCAAGTTCATTTACCCGAGATAATATCAGACAGGTCTTTACCTCATCTGCTAATTGTTGAAACTGTGGAGTAAGGGCTGCGCATAAGGCTTGTGTTGTTGGATCCTGCTTCATTAATGAGGTCTGCAAACTAAGTAGATCAACGTCCTTAAGTGTCAGCATTTATATCAATCCTCCGTATGATACAGATACTGTTTCTACCATAGCCACTTCATTTCTTTCTATCTCAGTATATTCTGGCGAAATGACATCAATTTTATATGCTCCGGCATTAAGCATAAGTTGCCGCAAATAGTCTGGATTAATAGCCCGGCCAAGCTTTTCGGATTGCCATGTACTATATTGATTTACTGCTGCTTCTATGGCATTTTTAAGTGAAATCTCTTCAGCTTGTCTATCAGAGCTGATATAATAAGTTAAATCAATGTTATAACTTACTACTTCCGGTGCTGATACTTGAACATTGTCCGTCAATGGCCGACGGTTTTTAGAATTTACTGCAGCCATTACAGCATCTAACACATTCTGAGTCGGTAGTTGGCCATCTTTCATCAGTACCACAATATCTACAACGCCAGGGGACGATGATGTAACTGATATGTCTGCTATATTTACATCTGCAGTTTTAGCCCAATAGATATATGCCCCTTCAGGTCCGGCCACAGAAAAGCTCTCAGGCGCAAGACAGATCCTTTCCCGATAGCTGTCGTCATCTTCAACATCGGAGCCTCCAGAGCTAGTATCTATGTTGATAACGCTGGCCACATACGCTACTGGGTCCACTATAGTTTTTATCTGTCCGGCTGTAAAGCCGTTGTATTTTTCGCCACTCTCAGTCGCTTCTGCTAAAACATCACCGGTGGTATTCCCGGCCGGAATGACAAGAACTTTTGTGGTAGCAAAATATAATTGGCCATCTGGTGTTACCCTGGTACCTGCAGGAATGATAATATTATTTGCCTGGGCCGCCGATAGAGAAAATCTGAGCGTTACCTTTGCCTTTTGTGCCTGAAGTCTCGGAGTGTTATAAAAATCACCCATTGCATCCAGCACATTTCCGGATGCATACCTAAGTAAGTTCTGTTTTGCTGATTCATTTATATTACTTTTTAATCCAATAATCACCTGTAATAACTGTAATAGAAATATTCTTCGTTCATCACCAGGGTATAATGTTGTTCCAAGAGCTTCCTCAAAATCTTTTATGAGTTGATTGGCTACATCCTGGGAGTCAACTTCAACAAAATTAATATCGCTCATATCTCCACCACCACCTCAAATTCCATATTGCCATCAGTATCTATACCTGTAAAATTTACTGATTTTACTTCAGCCCTTGGTTCGTAATCAGAAACAATTCTAAACACTTCTTCTGTGTACAAGGCAACAGCAGTATCTATTGGCTTATCAAATATTGCCGGGTCAATTCCCATCGTACGGTTGTATGCCACCTCATAACGAAATGTATTTATAAGATTATATACATTCTGGAGGATCCGCTCATTACCTTTTGCCCCAAAGTTTAGCTGCATTGGACGTGAAGTATTAATTGTATATTGCATATATCTCACTCCTAGTAAACCGAATATGTCCAATTCCTACTTTTAGCTTGTGCTACCATCTGTGCATTTTTGCGTTTAAGATCCGAATTATCTGGCATGGAGTATGTCTGTTTTTCTAGCAAATCCACTAGTCCCGGAACTGATATTGACGATTTACCTCCCGATGTACTTTTTACAGAAGATGAAGAAGACTCTTTTTTACTGCCCGGTCGGATGTATTCCTCAAACTGCAATTCTAATTCCAAAGATAATATCATTCCAGAGCCATTAATAACTACATTACTTGGAGATACACTGGTAAGTAGCCAGTTTGTATTATTTATAGGTACCCCTCCAAGGATAAACTTGTATGCTTTTCGTTCTTCCAAAATCCTTTTCCAAGCTCCCCATTCGTTCCTGGGGTTTACTCCCCAGGAAGCATCCAATTTTATCTTTATACTTAATTTATCCAAATCCGGACCCTTAATATATGTAGACGGCTTAGAACCATCTGCATCTTGTTTTTCGGTCTGAAGTGTGGAAGTATATGAGAAATCAGAAAAGGTATATATTTTTTTGGAGTCAACCTGAAATACTTTTCCTGCAAACGTTGCTATAACGCCCATTTATGACCCTCCAAACCCTACATTATCTTTGCAATAATGAGACCATCAGAGAGATTATTAAAAAACACTACTGCCACAATATCCCCAACTTCAAGCGTACCAACATGATCAGCTGTAGCTATAGGTGGTGTTACCGCATTTCCCCGGTCTAAAAGGATCACTCTTGTTCCGGAACTATCTATGCTTGACACCTTACATTTCAGTACCATCAATATCCCTCCAGCGGTCTTCTAAGATTTAATACAGTCTTGCCCTCAACAAGCTTGTGAATTACCTGTTCGCAAAATTGCTTCCCATCTGCCATACCCACACCAGTGATCTGAATACTATTACCAGCTGCAAGTCCAGTGTCTAATTGTATTGTGCATTTGCCAGTTTGCTCATATTTATTATGGTATCTCAAAATGTTTTTAGCGTACCGGTCTGCTTCGGCTTGGCTTGATAAAGCTATATTAGGAATATCCAATACAGGTCCGTATATTCCAGATGCTTTATATTCGGATTTAATAGATCCATATACCACTCGGCATGCTCCATAAATGCCGTTGGATTTATTTTTAAATTTAAAGTTGCCATCAAAGTCTAAAAGATATACGGTTTTAACTGCTTCCTGACTTTCCATATATCTTTCATCGTATATAACAACCTTTTTATCTGTGATTTTAAGTGCATAGCCTTCCAACATACAGCGAAATGCCAAAAATTCAAAATCGGCCTGATCGTTCTGATCAAGCCGACTATATAAGTAGTTTTCTACGCCGTAAGTTTGAAGTGTAAATCCATATCTTGCAGCAATTTCTCCGGCAAACTCCAGGAATCTCACTTCCTCCCAGCTTTTAGTTCTGTGTGTTTTTGATTCCTGAGGAATAGAAAGAGCACGGATAATATAAAATCCTCGTTGCTGCTCCAGCTCATCCACGTACATCAATCCGGAACTAAATCCATCCTGGATAACTTTCACTGTATCATTTTTCTGTGGTTTCCAACTGCTCCATATGCCCTCTGTGTCACTCATGCATAGTTCCAAGCTGTCAGCCCTGCCTCCGGCAGTATCTATTATATCTGCTTTATTAACATCTACTGCTGCAGTTATATCTTTACCGTTATAAATCAGTTGCATAATATCACCTCTTCCAAGGTGGCAAAGTTGATGCTGGTTCAGAAGAGATTATTGGTATTTTTAGTTTCACGCCGGCGTCAAATACAAGAACATTAGCATATTGAGGATTGGCCTGAATTATCAGGGAGGACTTAAAGCTGTCATTATATGCATCCAGCGCAAGAATATCGAAAGTATCACCCTGCATCGTTATATACTCAAAATAATTATCCAAATTCAAGCCTCCTCCTTCCGTCGAAATATTCTTCAAGCACTTCCAGTATATATTCTTTTGCCGCTTGAACTCCTGATGTAACTTCCTCTTTATTGCTTACCGGACCGTTAAAGTTAAATGTAAGAGATATTGCCGGACTTCCTCCTGTCGCTTCTGCTCCAATCATTTTGGCTGTCTGGTTCAAGATTGAGATACTTCTCGGATTACGATATTTGATAGGTATAGCAGCTTCTAATCCAGCTTCACCAAAAATAGCAGGACGGTCAGTAAAACCACCTTTCGCAAATTCTTTTAATAGAGGAATATTAATTCCAATATGCTTACCGCCAATTAAAGGTACCCAATCCGGTACGTCAAATTGGATTTTGTTTAAACCTCCAATCACGAAGTTAAAAATTTTAATATAGGTATTGATATACCCCTTGAATATACCTACAATGCCGTCCCACAAATTCGTAAACCATGATGTTATACCATTCCAGGCACTCTTAAATCCATTTACCACACCATTCCATATACCCGAAAACCATTCTCCTATTCCAGCGAAGAATGGCATGACATGATTCTCCCATATTCCAACAATGCCTTTTGAAATCCAATCCCAGTTATTATAAAGCCAAATACCTGCAGCCACTAAAGCACCAATGACTAATATTACATTACCAAAAGGTGAAGTTAAAGCTGTACCAACCATTGAAAATGTTGACGAGACAGCTTTGTATGTGCTTATAATCTTGGGAATAAGTAAGAGTTTAACAGCCAATCCCCCGACAGCAGTTGCAATTCCTGCTATAATAGGTCCTATATGCGACCAGTTATCTATTATAAACCTTGCAAATCTTGATACCGTGTCTATGCCGGCAGGTAATGCTTCTGTTACAAACCACGATAGACCAGGCTTGATTTTACTGAAAGCATCTAAAACCCACCCACCGAGGCTTTTTATAGCATCAATTGCCATCGGTCCATATCGTGAAACTAAATCAAAGGCAGCTCCCAACTTCTCTGCAATAAAATCTCCTATTTTATTAACGTCAATCTTTCCAACATAGTCATTTAGCAGCTTTATACCTTTCGTAAGCACTGGTAGGGATTTTGATGCCAGGTTGGCCATCATCTGGCTTAGATTTGTAGTCAAAAGCCTTTTCTGGTTTGCATAGCTGGTATCTAATGTTTTTGCAAAGTCGCCCTGTGCATCCTTGCTTACTTCCATCAAATATGCGTACCTTAACATTACCTGTGAAGCTTGATCCATATCCTTGTACGCTGTTGTTATTCCCTTTGAAAGGGCAAAGGCTTCCAGGTTGGCTACGCTCATGTTGATACCCAGCTGCTTCAACGGTTCAGTTTCTCCGGCTATTCCTGAGCGAATTTTGTTAAATGCATCCTCGTGATCAAGGTTAAAGAAAGAAGCAAAATCACCGGAAAGTGCTGTTAAGTTTTGCGACATCTGCACGAGATATTTACTTGATATTCCGCTACTTTTCAGCATAGCACCAAGAGTACCGGTAAACTGCTTTGCTTGCAGCTCTGATAACCCAAATTTATCAAGTGCTGTACTTGCCCATTGGTCAACTTGCTTTGAACTTTGGCCAAAAGCAGTATCAACAACGTTTTGTACTTCCGTAAGGCTTGATGCTAACTCTACTCCCTGTTTTGTAACAGTTTTTATTGCATCTGTTATCATAGACAAACCCCGGGTCATAAGGTTACCAGTAAATACACCTTTGGCGATATTCCACACACTGCTCATTGCGCCGGCAGATTTTTTAGAATTCTGGACCATATTGAGGTTCATTTTTGTTGCTTTCAGCATAGCTGCTTGTAATGACGGATCTATTTTCCCTGCCAGAGTTATAAGAGCTCTCAATTCTTTTTTACTGGCCACATGGATCACCGCCTTCTCTGCTGCTCTTCTATTTCTCTACTCACGCGTTCTGCTTCATCGCAGAGGTCTTCAAAAAACTGCACAAAATCAGCAAGTGGCATTTCAAGGCACTGCATCACCGGTGTAGATGTGTGCATGGTTATCTGTGTTATTGCTCTTCGGAGGTAACCATCCGTTGGAATTCCTCCGCATCTAAGAAAAAATAGTTTCTCACCATGGAAGATACAGCAACAGCATCCTGCATAGATATCCGCATTACGTCCTGTTCAGAAATGCTGTTATCTGCTTTTATTACAGCTTGAACAAAAACAAAAAGATGATAATCAGGATCCAATTCCTGAAGGCTTCCGGTAAAACCGGCTGTCTTGAATTTCTTGCCGACTTCCAATTTATCCTTTGCTGTAAGTGCATCGAAATCATAAGGTAATTCTTTTACCTCTTCACCATTAATCATGATGGGCTTTTTAAGTTTAAACTTTTCTACTGCCATATAAACTCCCTCCATTACCTATTAAGTGAAAAGCAGCTCTTATCTTAGAGCTGCCCTTACACTTTCCATATGGTCAACACCATTTACTTTGTAGATATAGTTCAGTTTGTCGATAAGCATTGTTTCGTACCCATCGACAACTACACGATATCTTGTCACTTCAAATTCCGCTGATCCGTCCATTGTTGTAGGTACTTCTACTTTCCCGGGATCAAACTTTTTATTTATTCCGGTTATAAAGATCTTTGTACCTTCCTTGATTGCTGTGCCATTTGATGTTAATACATCCCGGGCAAAACGCAGTTCGATATTAAGCATACCAGGCTTCATTAAATCACCGGAATTTTTGTTTAATGACCGCAAGTTTACGGTAAAAGTTAGTCCACTCAGTTGCCCAGAAGCCGGCATGTCAATTGATCCCATTATACCAGCACCTTTTAGCTCTGTGGTTTGAAGCTCAATGCTGGGCAACTGGCATGATACATTATCTCCAACCTCTTTACCATTTACAAGTAATTTACTTGCGATCACAGTTGCTGATTTATTCATGCTTGACCACCTCCGAATAATACATCAATTCCTCTGGTCGTATATCTTACTTTGGCTGTCAGGCTCTTGCCCGGCGGTGTAGTGGTTGATGCAACATCAAAAACGAAATCACCCTCAACAATATCACTTGTTGGGTTGCTTGTCTCGTTAAACTCAATCGTACCATACAATAGAGCTCCTCTTGTTACTAAGGTGTCTATCCATTCCTGGAAATTGTTCAGTATAGTTTCAACCCTTGAGCGATTTAACGGTTTATCAACGTCAGCGCCGTACTGGCTCTGGAAGGTATTTATCAGGTAATAAAACATGCGGACACTGGAATCAAATTTGTTCCGAGGATCCATATCTTTACCGTATTCATACTCTCCAGTATGAGGTCCCCACAGTACCCAACGGCCACCCCAGTAAGTCGCAGTCCTGATTCCTTTTGCATTCAACTCGTTTGCCTGAACCTGATCAAAATACAGGTCAGTACCATCGGCAAGGCAAACCCCGGTAATATCTATAGGCTTATTGGACGGTGTTTCATAAGGAATGTTATCATTCTGGTAATCTACCCACTGCATCGTAACAGTAGCCAGTGTGGACAAATGGAATATCCTATCTCCGTTTTTAGCCATCGGCCAGCAAGGAGCCTCACCGGCTCCGTCATAGCCGTTTGATTTTTTCCAGGTCTTTGCTTTTTCAATATTATTTGCGCTGCTGTCTGCAGCAAGATCACTATTGACCCATGCATACCAATGACCGTTAATCTTCTGGGCTGCTGCTTTAAGGGCAGCATCGACTTCGGGTATATAGCTCCAACCAGGGGCGGCAAGTATAGTGGGTATCATATTATACTTGCTATATACCAGGTCGACAACCGAAATGCCTGTCTTTACACCGGTAGTCGGATTGGTTCCACCAATCACTTCCGTGGCAGTTATTGCATCAGGGTTGACCTCATCAAACGTCACCGTAACCGGTGATGTCATGTTTCCGGTTAAGTCTTTTAAGAGCACCTTACTTCCATCCGTAGTATACTCCACACTGAAATCAACGCCCAAGGTTTTACCCTCAATTGAGCAAGTTTTAAGTATTACCTTGTCACTTTCGATATATCCCTGCCCATTCGCAAGAATTACCTGAGCCTGCTGTTCCGGCGTCTGGATAGTGTCTGGATCCAGGACATTAACAAGAACTATAGGTCCTATTACTTGTATGTCATTTTTAAAATGTGCATAAATAGCTTCGCACAGATCATAATCTTGCCAATTGTCCGAGTAGCCAACTTTTGCCTGTGCGTCTGAAAAGCTCTGGACTAAAATAGGAGTGTTGACTTTCCCTGAATAGTCCATGATCTGGTGTATTGGTAACCTACCGAAATATACCGGTAGCGTACCAACACCGCTTGGAGATAATGCATCCTGTGTGGCCTGCATTTCTCCATATGTTCCATGTTTGTAAGGCACTTAGATCACCCTTTCTATAATTCTATTTTTGCCTTAGGATAGGATTGCTTTTTAACCGAAAAAGCTACCCACCCGTACCAATATGGGTAAGGTTGTTGTTCCTGGTACATACCCCACCTGATTGGGTATTCGATTGAAACTCCATTAAGTATCTGATTTTTTGCTATCTCCGCAACTGTCCGGTCAATCAGGTTTAGCAAATCAATATACCCCTGAAAATCAGGAGTGTATTCAACAGATCCATCTTCCTGTATAGTATGCTGTCCCGGGCTGTAAACTGCCGCAGAGATCCTTATGGGGAGACTGCTTTCCTGCCCGTCGTCACTACCCTCATCCATACCCACAACCAGGCATGGTATTGCAGTTTCTAATTCGGGAGGCATGAAGCCCTTTGGAGGAATCCATCCGACATGTACCACAGGAGTTACAAGCTCATAATTATCAATATCTTTATCACTTGGTTTCTGCAGCTTAATATGACTACAAACATTGTCCTCCAGGAACGTTTTTATGTTTTCAAGTATGGCAACTGTAGTCATCTCTAACTCCTCCTGATCTCTTTATTCATACTGGTCATAATACGGGTTATTTCATGGTCAAGTCTTTGCTCTAGCATAGCTTGAGCTGACTGCTGTACCTGTTCGCCCACTTTTTCATTTGTGATCATCTGTGGAACTGAAAGTGTACGTATTGGAGCAATTGGAAGCCTGCCCTTACCGAGCCTTTTAAATACGTTATACGGTATCTTGTCTGGATCTTTTGCACCTGTAGTGGCAACAAAGCCTTTCTTCGAAGGTATCTTACCTTTTGATTTTTTTATCTGTACCATTACAGTTTTTCGCCTTGGAGTCTTTGGAGTGTATGGAAAATGAGCAAAGCTAAGCCTATGCCCTGTAGAAGTTACCGATGCTTCAAGGCTTGAACGGCTGGGTTTGTTTTTCTTTAAAGTTTCAGTCACATCTTTTTTCTTAATTGCGTAAGATTTTGGAACTATCTTTCCTACCTGCGCAAAAACATGATCTACCGTCCTGTTTAGTGCATGATAAGTAGCTTCAGCAACCTCTTTTTCAAAACCTTTCAGTTCTTTTGCCAACCGTTCAATTTGCCTGGTATCAATGTTTATCGTTGTATAGGCCATTACATCAGCCTCCAAGGTTTTGACTCAAAATGATTTCATAAATACCATCCGAATCTTTCACATCTGCCACATACATCTGCCTTTTATCGAATTTTTGAGCTTCTCCAACGGAAGGTTTTTCGCCATAATCAGATGCTTTTACAAAATAAAGGAGTTCTCCGATACTAATACCGTCAAACTCCTTTTTTGTACGTTCCATGAGCCGCTCATTGTCCACAACTATGGTTAATTCCCTGCCATTGATTCTGTGAATCTCACCGAATTCATCAGGATTAAAAAAAGTCTCAAGGTCTTGCTGTAAGAAATCTTTAAAAGATGGCATTCAAATCACTCCCTGTTTGTTTTATTTCTTGCGCTTTTTACATACTCACCCGGGTCGAATTTTACTTCTATGCCATCCAGATTGTCTTCCGATACAGTTCCATAATTTTCAGAAGTATCTTCTTCGAGTGGTTTTTTGGTAGTATCATTATCTGAAGGTTCTTCTTTTTCAGATTCTTCTACTTCGGATTCTTCCAGTTCACTCACATTAGGGACATATTCAGCAAAACCTTCTGAAACAATCCGGGACTCTTCATTCTCAGAGAGTCCCGTTATAATTTCACCCATGCCATACCTTAATCCATTGCGTCGAACATGGCCTTTTATGACTTTAATAGCCAATTAAAACGCCTCCTTTATAACACTGTTGCAACATACCACGCATCAACGTCGTCAGGAGCCGGCAAAGGTCTGGAAGTAATTCTTAACTTTCTTACTTCATTGGCCTTATCAACCCATGACTTCGGTATTCTCGTGCCTTCATAAGTCACAAACTCCTCTCCCTCAATCTGAGTAACAGCACCATATAATCTTTTATTCATTCCTGTAGAACCAAGCAAAACCTTTCCAGGAGGGATCATCGGCTGCTCAACGCCATTATCATCGATATACCACTCATCATAGCTGTAAATTTCCAGTCCAAGCGAGGGAAGTTTACCGATAAATGTTATTGCAGGAGACTGAACTGATGGTTCAATTGTTCCCAATGCAACCCTTTGCAGATCCATTAATTTCTGCACCCCTGGATTTTTTATGAATGCATCAACTACATTGCTGGCCATTACGCAAATATTAGGAGCTTTACCAGTTTTCTGGATTACTGCAAGCCTCCAATTCTTTAGATCCGCAATTGGATCCGAAGTACTGGCACTCCACAGGTCATCACCGGATAATATCTCACTGTTTGTAAAATTGAAATCGGCTTCCTGCTCAAAGCCTTCACCAGACATTACAACTTTACCGGTGAACAAGATTTCCCTGCACATCCATTCTTCTCTTCTGGTTATATAATCATCAAGCTCTATTATATCTTTAGCAAGCAGTTCCCTGGCTCTTTCCTCAGGTGTCCTGGTGCTGTATATGGACTCTCCCATTGCCCTTTTGTTCACATCATCAATAGTAATTACTCTCTCAGGAGCAATTTTCGGAGTCTTCAATGTCCTGGTTTCAAATCCCTGACGATCCATAACAATTCCTCCGATTCTGGGAGCAACAAACGGAGCCATCTTCCTTTTACCTTTTTTGTAATCAACATCTACGGTTTCAGTTAAAGATGTTTCTACAGTCGGGAAAAAGGTATCTCTAAGGAAAGTATATACCGGTTTCATTAAATTGATAGCCGCAAGCATTGTCCTGGTTTCATAAATATCAACTGTATTCATTATTCCCTATCCCCCTTAAAATGCAATATTTTTTCTCAAGAAAATCCCAACATCACGCAATTCATCTTCATGATCTTCTGCTGTGTCATTGCCGTCAAAGATTAAGGCATTTGCATTAAAAATGCCCGTCTCATAAACTGTTGCTGGAGTGTCCTCAGTTGCCTCAGTACCAGTATCAACATCATCAGTCAGGATATATCTTGCTATTTGGCTTCCGTCTGTGCTTGTTCCAACAACAAGCTTCGCTAGTCCTGTTTCTGTTACAATGCCAAGGACACTTCCTCTTTTAAGTAATCCCTGATTTTTCTGTAGAGTAACACCCTTTGTTAAAATTGGATACTCGTTACCGGCAATTAGGTTGTCCGGAATCATGCTCCCTATTGTCTCAAACAGCTTCCCCATTACTTAATTCCCCTCCTTTTGTTTGCTGCAGCAGCTATATCCTCTGCTGCCTTGTCTTGTTCTTCCTTTTTGTTATTAACTTTTTGTGGATCCGGATTCACACCATCAACACCGGAATTTTGGGAATCCATTTTTGCATTCGCCAAATATTCCTGGCCCCTGATGTTATCAGCCTGCAAAGCTTTAAAAGCCAACTCTTTGGCATCCATAGGCTCCTCAAACTTTGCTTTGTTAACCAGTTCAGGACTGATGTTTTTTGAAATCTTCTCAATATCCTGAATTCTGATCCTTTCTTCTTTCCTGCCTTCCTCCCTGGCCGCATCTTCAATCTGTTTAACCAGATCAGGGCAGGCGTTTTTCAGTTCGTCCACTGTCTTATACATGGGCGTGTCACCTTCCTTATCTTTTATATTTTCATCAGCTTTTTGCGGCCCATGGGCCGGGGGCTGTGAATTACTCTGTTTTTTTGCTAATTCAAAGAACTTTTTTATTGAATCACCAGCAGCATTTTGAATTGCAAGTCTGTTGAAAGTAAAATTGAATACTTTGTCTTCAGGTTTATCTTCCAGATCTTCATTAGTATCAGTATAAAGCATACCAGTAGCAAAACCCTCTTTAATAGCAGTCCTTGCACTCATATATGTTTCATCATCCATCATAGATGAAATTTTTGCCCTGGATCTGCCAGTACCAAGCTGATATGCATTGATAATGGTTTCTTTTACTTCATCGAGTACATCAGCAGCTTTTCTCAAATCTGACGCATAACCGGATGCGCTGGTCAGAGGATTATGTATCATAAATATAGCCATTGGTGACATAAGCCTTTCATCACCCGCCATAAACGGGATAGTCGCCGCACTCATGGCTTTACCATCAACCTTTGCCGTAACCTTTGCCCCTGTCTTCTTATGCTCCATTAGAGCGTTATAGATGCCGGCCGCTGCAAACACGCTGCCACCATAACTATCAATCCACACAGTTATGTTTTTGCCTTTATACTGGCTAAGCTCCTCACGGAAAGCATTAGGCGATGTTGCAGGTATATCAAACCACTCATAAAGCCAAGCATAATCATCATCGATTATATCTCCTTCGATACGCAATTCAATTTCATCATCGTTATTCTCATTTTTTATAAAGTTCCAAAATTTAGCCATTATTTGAATTTCCTCCTTCCTGCTCTGATCCTGTCATACCCTGAGCTCTTCTTAAAAGTTCATTTTCCCTTGTAATTTGCTCAATGTTTTTATCCCAATCGCCACCAGTAAGCTCAATAGTTTCTCTTTCACGTGTAGAGAAACCTTGTTCAACTCTCTTTATCGCAGCTTCTACTTCCTTTGTTGGGTCAATCTGGCCAGGAGCTGGACCATTCCAATCAGCTCTGCACCAAGCTTTCTTTTTTGCCGGATCATTAAAAAAGCCAGGAGCAATTATCCTGCCTCTGGCTACCGCTTCAGATAACCACAACTCATATACCGGCTGACAAAAATCATTCGCAAACCATGTACGACGCATCCGGAATGCCTTCCATGCTTCCAGCAATGCTGCCCGACTTGCTGAATAACTTGCTGTAAATGACTTTGTTAAAAGCTCATACGGAATTTCTAAAGCCGCCCCGATATATTTGGTCATTGCGGTAACAAAAGCATCAAAGCCACTGGCTGGGCGTTTAGGATCACCAAAAACAACATCTTCACCAGGCTTAAGTATATTTATGGTGCCCGCTCCAATCTCATAGGCAGCTGGATCTTCGTCAACCTGCTGGTCTGGTTGTATAGTTAAATTAAACAAGTCACCGTCAGCTTTCGCATCAGTTTTTATAAAGGCAGTGAAAAAGGCCTGCACTACCGCGGCCATTAATTCAGCTTCTGTATATCTACTTATCTGCTTTAAACACTCTATAACCGGTGCTAAATATGGAACCCCTCTATACTGTTCGCACCTTTCTTGCTCCATAAGATGTAGTACATTGGGATTTCCGGTCAACTCTCCGAATGCTTCAACTCTTTGCCATTTAGCAGGCTGGCCTATTAAGCTGTTTGGATACCGGTTGCATATCCAGTATGCTACAACCGCACCGGTGTTATCAATTTCCACACCGTTTAAGATTCTGTTGCCATTTTCGGGGTTTTTAACATACTCATTGATAAAGTTCGGGCTTGTGATATAAGGATCACATACCCTGTCAGCTTCGATTAAATGTATACGCAATCCATAAGGCATCCATTTTGTCGGTTCAACTTGCTTAATTAAGCCAAAACCATCACCATTTAAAAGCCAAGACATAAGAGCGACTTGCTGTAGCTCATAAAAATTATTCAAATGCAATGCATCACACCAGATAGACTCAGCCCATAGAGCAAATTCCCTCTCAGTATTACTTTCCCATTCGTTGGCTTGTTCACGAGTCATACCAAGATACTCAAAGTTGATCTGGCTTTTCAGCTTTAAACCTGAGCCTACTACATTTGTCCTGTTTGTTTTTAATGCAGATGTGGCAAGCGGAGCTCCCATATACAAATCACGGGATCTTTGCCTGAGCAGGTCAAGATTATTATCAATATCCTCTTGCGGGCTTTTACTGTTTGCTGTCCATCCTTTTAAGGATTTTTTTACTCGGCTTGCACCGCTTTCAGAATATCCCGAGTTAGTAAATTGTCTGATTACCCTTGATTGTGCCCTCCTTATTTCTCGTTTGAGTCCGAGTTCCGGGCTGATATATGCTATTGCCTTGTCTATAATATTCAAGCTATCTCACCTCACAAATCCCTTGGTGTGATTCTGAATGCTTTACGGCAACCTCTGCCTGATTCTACCGATTCCAATTCATTAACCAATGCTTCCAAGTCCTTTATTGCTTGCCGTATCTCAGCTAAATCTGCCCGTCTCATTGTTTTTGTTCCCATTCTATACTCCTGTCCGCTAAGAACAGCTAACTCAGCTGCATAATATGCATTCAAACGGTCTTTTGCTTTATTTAGTCTTTCACTGGCCATTAAATCACCAACTTCCACTTATATTAATAATCCTAACCCTTTGTTTACACATCCGACACGTTTATTACGCTTTGCATTATTGCTTTTAGGAAGTCCTATACTTTCTGATTCCACTTCTTTTAGCTTTTTTTCAAGCATTTCAAAATCAGGTTTAAGGATCTCCATAGCTGCCTGAGCATAATTTCGTGTATCTAGCGCTTCATTTCTGGCATGTTCTGATACTTTTTCCCATGTATACTTAAGTCCACCACTTCGACTTTTCTTAAGCACCTGGCGTTCCGACAGAAGCCCCTGGAAGTAGTTTCTGTCATAACCTCTGCAGTTGATAATTTCACCAGTTTCAACATCTATATCATCTTCAGGGAAGTGCATATAACGAGGACCTACCTTCTTTTCTTTGAGCGCTGATATAATGCTGGTCTTTCCTTCGTCAACTCCAAGGATGATGAGCAACACTTTCTCTTTTGGAGTCCTGCTCAGTTTATAAATTAAGGGAATCCCTGGACCGCCTTTACCTTTTATTGCGAATATTCTTCGATGCTGATTCTTTTTGCAGTATTTATATACATCAGTGGTATAGTGGCCGCCAGAGTCAATACAAGTACATGCGATCATTAGACCTTTTCCATCGGCAAATCTATAAATTTTATTTAACCTTTGGTCAAGCATATCCCATGTTGCTGGCTCATCTGGAGAACCGATAACTGTGCCATATTCAATTCCCCAAGATTCTTTCCCTTTTCCCCAACCAACAATCTCATATTCTAATCTATTGTCCTGCACATCCACACCACACGTTAGAAGCAATACCCCTTCCGGTAATTCTGCCCCATATTGCTCGCGGCGTGCAAGCAGTTTATCCTCATCATCTACATCAAGCTTTTCTTTCCATGGCAGCCCAAATAGAGTATTTACAACCACCTGAAGTTTTTGAGGATCCTTTTTTGCTTCCAGCCATTCTTTTATAATATTCTTCCAACTGTACCAGGGCGAATAAAATGCGTTTAAATGGAAACTCCGCACACCTCTTATTTGCGGATTTTCTGCAATCCATTTACCCGGTTGCCTTTTCCATGTCTGCTCATCATAAGAATGAAAACAGCTAGGGCATTTGAATTTTACATCCCAAACCTCAGCCACTTTATCATTTACCCATCGATGTTCGAACTTCATACCATAAAAATTTAAAAAAGCATGCTCGCCACAATGTGGGCATGCTAAGTGCCACTTCTCCTGAGTTCCCTTCAGGTATTCAGCTTCTATGCGTGATGCTCCCTCTACAGTAGGAGTAGATACCATTATTGTTTTCCGATTTCTAAAAGTCATTTGCCTTTTACTGGCTAACGCTATCGGATCACCTTCAGCTGTGTCACTAAAACCGTCAACTTCATCAAACAGTAGTATCCGCATCGGTCTTGAACGTAAGTCAGTCGGAGAGTTTGCACCGGTTATTATAATTAATCCTCCCGGGAACTTTTTATGATATGTAGAATTCTCTCCATCCCTTAACCTTGGATCTCCAACCTTTTTCGACAGAACCGGAACATCTCTTATCATCGGTGCAAGTCTGTCACGGCTCCAGTCCTTCGCCATTGGATCCTTGTTAGGAAGCACTAACATCATCGGCCCTGGATCCTGGTCGATGTGGTATCCGATTATTATTTTCTCAATAGTCGTTTTCCCTATCTGAGCGCTGGTCATAAATACTACTGTATGCGTCTCCGGATCATTCAAGGCATCCATCATCTCTATTTGATAGGGCGCTCTATCTATATTAAATTTGCCAGGTTCCGACGAATCTTCTGTGGATAGTATGAAGTTTTTCTCTGCCCATTCACTATACTTGAGTTTAGGTGGTGGCAGCCAGGCTTTTGATATCTTTTTGAACAACCTACAGGTAGCACGCCTATTCATCTTCATCATCCTCAGAAACATCTGATACCAAAGCCTGCTCATGCTCAAAAAGCTCCGGAGTATAGTCCGCTAATTCATTTAAAGCCTCTTCTATAAGCTTTTGCAGTATATTTTCGATAGTATTTATATCTTTACGCCCAATAACAAGATCTGCAGCTTTTGCCGGAAGTGCTAACAGTTTCATTTTTGCTTTAGTTATCATATCTGTCATTACTTCTTCCACATCTGTACCTAAATGAAGTTCACCTTTCATAACCCGTAGCTGCAGTTCAGCCTTTTCACGCTTTGCTTTTTCAAGTAGAGCGTGTTCTGTATCATAGTTGAGTTTAACTTCTTTGCCATCGTTATTGCTTGCATTGGCCAACTCTCTTAAGTATGCACAATACCGCCTGGTGCATTCGATAAGGTCATATTTTCCCCGGGACACTTCCGAAATTATACCCTCTTCTCTTAGCTGTCTTACCCTTCTGTCAGTGATACCCCAGCAATTGCCTAAAACTATACTGTTTACTATAGTTACATCTATTTTCCCATTATCTGATTTACTCATCGAATTCACCTACCTTTATGCCAATTTCCAGGAAGGAAGTGTCTGGAAAATTACTTGTCATACTTTTGAAATCCCGGGCCTCGCCAGATCCGCATGAGGCACAAAGCTCTGGAAGTACCTACTTGCAAACCCGTAATCAGCATCATGCCCGGCTCAGTGTTCTCACGGTGACTGGCCGGGGCAACATACAATATAGGTGATGCTGATTTGTAGGAATAAAAATGGCAAGTAATTATATAAAACTCTCTATATATAGGTACAAAATAGGCAAAAAGTAAACCAAAAAGGTTTACTTTTCAAAAAATATTTTAATTTTCTCTAATTTAATTTTTGCTCTATCCAGAAGTTTTTTAACTGCCATCTTACTAATCCCAAGCGTCTTGGCTATCTCCGGCATCTTCCTCCCCTGTATGTAGTACATCTCCACAACCTGCCTCTGCTTGTCCGTCAAGAATGTAATAGCCATATTCAAACTGTTCTTCATCCTCTCTCTCTCCTTCGCATTCGTCGCAGGCTTCGTAGTAAATGGGTTCACTGTATATAAACTTTCTGGATTTACGTTTGTTAAGCGTGTATTTCTCACTTCTCCACCATCCTTTGTCATAATAATGATTAATTTCTCTGGTAATCTCCTTGAGGTCATTCAGCATTGTATTCAGAGGTTTAATTCTGTCCTTCAATTCAATGATTTGCGGATCTTTTTCGGGGTCTTTTGTGTGAGCAGTCAAAAAGTCTTTTACTTTCTGCAACTCTATAACCCTTTTACTTAATATATCCGCTGACCTCTTATATTCGTTTGCAAGCTCTTTCACAACAAGACCCCCTTCATATTCACCAAATAGCTTGTCCTATCAGTAATGCTGCCACAAGTGCCCATATAAAGCCTTTATTTATCTATCTTTTAATATATTTACATTTTTTGTTATGACGGATAATGACGGATAAAAGTAAAGTTTTCTATAGAAATAGATATATAGAAAAGTTTGAGGTTAGCCGTCATCATCCGTCATGCCATTTTTTTACATCCTTTTTCTTGTATATTCATCCAATCCATCATCGTCTAAAATACTCTCCTGTGTGTATTTTTTATGTCTATATTTGCTTAAGCTAGAAGTTTGAATACTGTCGATTAACCGTAAGCCAGACCAAACAGCTCCATGCATTGTTCTGCGCTTTTCAAATCCTTGCATTTCAAGCTGTAGTGCAAAATCCCTATTTCTCCTTATATAGCTTTCATTGTTTTGTATGCACCAATCTTTATATGCCTCGAATAATCTTCCCCCGGATTCTTCATACTCACCGATCTCGCAGCACTCCTGGAGAAAGTTATTCAACCAATCTTCTGCATTCCGATATTGAGCTGTGGCTTCTTTTACTACCTCAGGTTGGATAATATTATGGCCATTGGTAATATATTTTCTGGCTCCTTCTACAATCCAACCCAAGATGGCATCGGCGTCTTCCGAATACAATACACTTGCATAATCTTTGATTTCTTTTTTGCCTTCAAAAGTGGCCTTAAACGGAACTACCGCAATACGCCTCCATGTTCCAGCATCGGTTGAGCTTACTTTTGGCAAAAAGTTTGTGGCCATAATAAGTGTATGGGTTGGTAAAAAAGTCCTTTCATTCTGATACAATGGCCGTTCCGTTATTGGATCCGCTGATGCCAGCTTTTTGAGCATAGCACTGGAAAGTCTGCGGCCTTCTTCCATTTCCATGGCAGTTACAAAGCGCTTACCTTCCACTGATACACCGCCGGTTATCTGACGCCCATCCTTCTGACTCATCAAGATCTCAGGGTTAATGGAGCAAGCATAATCCCCAAATACTCTTGATATAAGATTTAAGAAAGTTGACTTGCCATTTCTACCACTGCCATAAAAAATACACATACCTTCGTAAAATACCTTTCCTACTGCTGCCATTCCGCAAATCTGCTGAAAGTAGTCTGCCAGTTCACTGTCTCCGCAAGTAATATCATTTAGAAACTGGCCAAACTTTTTAAATTTCTTTCCAGGCTCATAACTCGCTCCAGCAATTTTAGTCATGTAGTATTCTTGCTTGTGTGGCTTTAACTCTCCAGTTCTGAGATCCACCACACCATTTTTGCAGTTAAGTAGATATGGATCTTTGTCCAGTTGCTGTACTGTAATTGGTAAATCTGACTTTGCCAGCTCTACCATTGCCTTTATACTTCTCTCAGACTTTGCTTTTACAGTGTCCCTGAATACCTGCTTTGCTTTCTTAACCTCATCTTCGCCAGTAGCACCCGACACAGCTTTTGCAGCTGAATAAATCATTGAATCAACTGCATCTTTTGCCATCTGCATAACCTGCAATGTTCTGTCTTGCTCCCAGTACTTTCCGTTCCATACCAGCCAAGACTTCATATCTCCACACCAGCGAAGAACATCTTTGTATTTTTGAGAGAATATCTTGCTCCTCCCTAAGTCGCTGGCAGTATCTTGCATTTTGGGTTCATCCTCAACCGGTCCCTCCACAGGCTTGCCATACAGTTGGTCATATCCCAGGTCCATTTCCGGAGGTTCCGGCAGCTGCTTCTCCTGCTTTGCTTTCTTTGGTGTATAAGTTTCAGTCACATCGTTAATCGCTTTCATAATTGTTATTGACCCATACGTTCCGTCTGGCCTTGCTTCGTCCCACTTGTCACGATACAAGCCAGAGCGACGGAATATTCTGTCTATGGTGCCTAGATCTTTGGTGTAGAACGCCAATAGGTTACACAATGCAAGGTCTGCTTCCGACTGACTGGAATAATTACCTTCCCAACGCCCGGCCATAAGTTCCCGGAATGCATATCCGTTCTTTGCATTGCTTGCTTTATTGATAATCGTCTCATCATCTAGGGTAATTTCTGCTTGCGGAGCTGCCTTTTTCGTTTTTTTAGGCTTGTCTTCTACATATTTAGCGTGTACCTGCGCAAGCTCAGCCGTCCGCTCTTCAATTTCTGTGTGGCCATCGTCCAACACATTCCCGGTCATGATGAAGAAACGTCCTGTCTCATACATCTCAACTTTTCCATGCCGGCGTTTCCCTTCAGGTAGCCTGCCTTTACAGATTATGTGTATGCCGGTACCGCTTTGGCTCAACTCTGTATAACTTTCCAGTGTGGATATGATATCCCGGGCTTCAGTAGTCAGGGATCCTGTTTCCGAATCACGGCAGCCATCTATATCAACGCCAACAATTCCATCACCGTTAAACATGAATCCGATGCCTTGAAGGTTGTACTTCCTGAGACACTCCAGGGCAGTTTTAAAACTGCCCCATGTGTCTGGATTATTGCTCATTGCTTTTCCGCCGGTCTTTGGATTTACAGGAACCTTTGTTAGTTTCCCGTCACGTTTCTCTAGTTTCCAGCACACCCATCTATTTAGTTGTCGCAATTCCTCAGGTATATTCTCAAACATTTCAACACCGCCTAAAGCCTAAAATGGTAATGATGCGTATTCCTTTATCTCTTTCTCTGTAAACCCACATTTCAGCAGTAATTGGTATAGAAAGTTCATTTCTGCAAGTGACTTGGTCAGTGTATCCATGTAAGGCTTTTTTTGCTGTTCTGGCACTTTAGGATTATTAAACCAATCGTACATCGGTCCAAACTGCTGATTTACCACTCTGCTGAATTCGCTGCATACTTGTAGCCGAAGTTCAGGCTCCAGGATGATGTGGAGCTTTCCTTGCTGGTCTAAATTCATCTGTAACATATCTTCTTCCCTCCTATACCATCCATGGTGGCTTATTATCTATTCCTCCTGCTGCTGGTGGTGTCTGTGCCGGCGGTGTATTGTTTACGGAAGCCTGATTGTTTTCAGTGTCTTTCTTGCTATCTGCAAAATCGACTTCTTCTGCAATTACTTCAGTAACATAATGTTTTACGCCCTGGTCGTCTTCCCAAGTACGGGTTTCTATTCTTCCTGACACTGCAACCTTACGCCCTTTTTGAAAGTACTTTGCACAAAACTCTGCAGTTTTCTGCCATGCTACAATTGGAATAAAATCAGCCTGCGGTCCATTCTCTTGCTTAAATCTTCTGTCCACCGCTAAGGTAAAATTACAAACCGGAATATTACTTTGTGTGTACCGGAGCTCCGGATCCCTTGTTAGTCTTCCTATCAAAAAAGCTTTATTCATACCAAACCCTCCTATGTTCTTATTTGATTCTTTAGTGTTCTTTTATTCTCACATCTCGCCATCCTTAATAAACTCTGCATTGTCTGGTAACAACTCTTTGTGAGTTTCAGGGATCTCACCATTACACCATAGGTTGGTAGTAATCACTTCTCTACCATCAAAAAATTTAATTTTAAATTTACAACCAGCATGTCCGCGAAATGCTCTTTTCCCTTTTTCATCACTAATGCGGTATTGTATGCCATTAATTCTGGCTATTCTTGGGTCATCTTTAACCTCGACCTGCATGTTCCAAAAGAAAAACTTGAAACACTTATCACTGCAAAGTACTGCTTTACTGGATTTACTTTCCTTGATTTCTTTTCCACAAATAACACAGTTCATAATAACCCTCCTAATCAGTTAATTTTTCTTACTCTCGGCCCGCCGATAACCTCACATCCCAATGTCCTGTAAACCCTAACTCTATCACGGGCCCAATATTGCATCTGCTTAACGTTCCGGTCATAAACGTCATATATCACCGGCTGTTTCTTCCCCTCGGCAGGCCTCATTATCCTGCCGGCTGCTTGTTGGATGGAAGTTTTGTCTCTTTTTGGAGTGGCCAGGACCAACTTATTAAGCCTCGGGATATCTAATCCAAGCTTGGCTAACTGGTATGTTGCAAACAAGTATTGATACTTGCCGGCACGCATGTCAGCCATAATCTTTTCACGCTGCTTTTTATTCGTAGTTCCGCATACAAAGGCTGCAGATCTGTGGAGCTGATTAACTACAAACTGCTGCATAGTTTCCAGATGTTCCAAGCTGTCGCCAAGCACCAGGCAGTAATCGCCGGCTTGTATATCTTTCTCAAGTATGTTCCGGAGCAGCTTTTCTCTCTTGCTGTCCTGCCTCATCTCAACAAGCATCTTTTGTACATTCAGCTGCTCATCTTCATCCGGCCAGTATGAGAACTCTGTGTCGACAAACTCTACTTTAGGTACCACTGTCTTTAACCGGGGATCATTCTGCTCAATCTCATAGATTTTTGGACCAATTACATGAAACATGGTATCTATCAGGCCATCGCTCCTGTATTCCGATGCGGTAAGGCCAAACCTGTAGAATGCCGGGAATTGAGAAATTACAGATTCAAACATTCTGGCCTTCGCTGCATCCTTGAATACTAAGTGACACTCATCTACAACCACACAGCCAAAATAGTTCTTTATTTGGGATAAATCACGCTTTGCCAGTGTCTGCACTGTGGCAAATGTCATGTGTGTGCCTATGCTCATATTTTCGCCCTGGATAATGCCTATCTGATTCCCGGTGAGTTTCAGGCGGTCAATTGCACGATCCATTGATTGTTTTAGAAGATCCATTGTGTGACAAATCCATAATGTAGGCTGTCCGATTTCTGCAATTATACCGAGAGCAGTCTCAGTATTATGTGTAACAATAAAGTTCTCGGCTACATACAGCTTGTCAGGAGCATCAACGGAAATACATCTTATTGGCATGTCGCCAACATATTCAATGGATTTTATAGCGCGATAAAGAGATTTGAAACGGGTCCTCTCTCTGTAGTTGATACTGTGTTTCTGACTTGTAAATGGTTTAAACTTAGTAAGCTTGAATGTTACTGTATAGCACAACCTAGTTTCATTTTTACATCCATCTTTAAAAGTGTAACCAGTTCTAGAATATATTTTCCCGGTACCACCTAAGCTCTGCACTATTTCCAATACATCGTAGGCCAACTGTTTTGATGTTGAATAAAACCTGTAAACACAATTCTTTGACACTTCTCCATCTGTATCAATCAAACCTTGCAATACCTTAAGCCGTACATCTATAGAGTTATATTTATAGATTTGTGGAATAAATTTTTCATGTGCTTTTTTTCTCAATCCTAGTTTTTCTAATGATTTGATTATGTCTTGAGCACCAACAAAAAAGTAATTGGTAAAGCATGAATGCTTTAGGGTTTTTATGCTATTCATTTTTTTGATAATATCTGATTCACCATTAGTAAATCCTAGTGTATATTTACTTAAGTGCCCATCTCCTAACCATGCACCTAAAAAGTATGGATCTATAGGAACTTCTTTCTTTCGAAATTCAACTGGTTCAACAATGGGTATAAACCACATATGGCCACGCATGCTTGTTTTTAAGTTCATTTGCAGCAATTCACTTGTAGTTATGTTTCTCCAGCAATCAGGATCCACTTGCCTTTTTTTATAGTGCTGAATCGTCCATATGTGATCTCCGTCACATAATATTGATGTATTATCACTGAATGTGACCTTATATGTTGGTAAAACTCCTCTGTCAAATATTCCAGTTACAACAGTTTCTTTACCGTCAGATCCAATCACCTTGTCACCAATTGATAAATCTCCAAGCATAACCGGACCATCAGGTGTATATATCTTGGTGTTTAATGGATGTCCTTTCCCACTTCCGCATGGCATAATGGTTACACCGGATTCCCAAATCGCTGCCTGTTGAAGTGCCGGCTTCTGGTAATCTCTTAAAGTTGGTTTTCCCGGGAACTCAATAGGATTAAACTTTAAACGCTTGTCCCCAATCATCCCAGGATGCAGTCCGGCTACAGTCCACAATCTGGAGAAATATCCTCTTGGTAGGACGTATTCTTTTTTGCCGTTAATATCTTTCACGCTCCAAAGCTTAATGAACTCCGGCCCCCATGCGTATGGGTTTAGTCCCATTGCTTTCTTCTTGATATATTCAGGATTCTTCATTGTGAGCTCGGCCTTGACTTTCTGCAGGATATCTGCAGGTACATCACTTAGTCGAATCACACTATCAATTATTACTTTCATTTGAACCCACCTTTCCAAAACAACTTAAATCCCATCCTCCGGATACCTTTGGCAGTTCCGGGAAGTCTAGCATATTTATACTGCCCCTTACCCCTGACAACACCTGTTCCCTGACTGCGTACCAAGGAATCAAAAAGGCTCGCTGAAATTCTTCTGTTTTCCAGATGCCAATTATGTAAGCATGATCACGGCCAACCATGTTCATGAACTTATCAAGACCTTTTCGTTCATTCGGAGTAATAGACTTCGTGTTGTAAGCTATCCGGGGAACTTGCCTAACCTTTATTTCAATTCCGTACCCTCCACCTGGAGGAATGACCAACTTATCAAATACCGTCCCATAGCCCGCATTTATCAGTTTGTGCGACCATAGTCCGGCTTTCCGGAGAGAGTCTGTAATAAGACTCTCTCCCTTTTCTCCTCTAACTTGTTTGTCCTTCTGAGAATACTTCTTCATCGTTTCATCTCCACAACCTTATTTCCTTGACCATCAAACATGCTGATTTGCTCAACCTTAACAAGCTTGATTTCTCCATCCTCGTCTTGTTTAAGGAAATAATCTTCAGTTGTGCAGCCCTCAACTTTGTACTTCTTGGCTTTTATAACCCTGGTTATATCCCAATCCGCTACCAATCGCTGTTTCTCAACCTCTTTACCAAGTTCTTCATCATACTCGAACTCGTATTTCTTATTTATTCCGACCTTTACATTGATTTCGCCCTCATCGTCAGCCTCAAGGATCCTGACAATGGAGTTTAAGATATCGTCAAACTGATTCCTCATCTTTTCAAACATATCAGAGTTGATGCTAAGCTTTTCTGACATCCAACCTCACCTATCCTTTCAACTTATCTTTTTATGGTTTTCTGGGAAATTTAATCTTGCGTATTCTCTAAAGTACTTTTTAGCTGCTATGTCATAAGCAATGGCTGCCTCTTCCTCTGTTTCATAGATTCCAAGATAAATATTTTGATAATTGACACAAATATTTGCTTGCCACTTATTATGGCCTTTATGATAGGAAACACCCTTATACTTTGAAGATGTCCCAGTATGGGGTTTTCTGTTTGTACAATTTTTCTGACTGTTGACTATTCTGAGATTACGCTCTTGATTATCCAGTCCATCACCATTACAGTGATCAACTATTTGACCTGGTTTTGCATTCATAATCACTCGATGCATTTTTAATGTTGTTCGTTTTCCATTCTTGAGTGTAATATTGCATTTTGCATAAATATTGCCATGATGTTTTACAGCAAACCATTTCGGATAACTCATAAGCATTTCATAATTTTTAACATCAACCTTAGCAAAATAGCCTTGGCTAAGCTCAATTAATTTTACAGCAGTTTCACCTTACTTCCGTTCTCTGTTACTTCGACATATAACTGCTGTGCAAACCTGGCTTTCATTCGTTCGTCATGAGATATTGCAACTATTCTCATTTCCGGATACATTGTGTGGATTGTTTCCAGTGCTGTACAGTATCCTTCAACCCCTTCTTCATCCAAGCCAGTTGGTTCATCTATAAAGAGCATTCCTAACTGCATACCTACTCGACTTGCTTTTAAAATCGCAAGCGCAAATATCACTGAAAGAGAACATCTTGTTTTTTGCCCGCCACTCCGGCTCAAGTATGGCAGTTCACCGTTATCCACATCTATAATCACAATATCCAGAGTAGCAACCTCTTTGGATTTATTGCTCTTAAGCGTCCGTTCTGTCCGGAATTCTAACCTCATTCTGCCACCGGTCATTTGCCCTAATATCTCATTTGCCGATGTCTCCAACTCCGGAATAATGTCCCGGATAATCTGATGCGGAATACCGTCCTGGCTGAAAGCCTCGGCCAGTATCTGCAGCCTGGCAGCTCTTTCGGCCAGCTCAGTAACAGCCTTTCTTTTTTCCTCGAGGACATCTTTTTTTTGCATCAGAGCAGCAAGTTTTTCCTCTAAGCTGCCTATTTGCCTGTTGTAATTAGCCACAGTTGCTTCATAATCAGATATGCTCCTGTGCAGCGCTTGCACCTCATCCTGATGCTTCTGCAGATCCTGAATCTGCACTGATAACTCTGCGGCTTTATCCTTGTTATACTGAATCTCAGCTTGCAGCTGCTCAATCTCTTTTGCCAACTCATCCATTTGCGGTAGTATTGTTTCAAGATATTTTTTGGCTGCCGGCAGCTGCTGCCACTGCTGTTCTGATTGCTCCAGCATTCTGACCCTGGCTTGCAGGTCATTGTATCCTGACAGCTCCTGCTGCAAAGCATTAAGCTCAATATTAAGCTGACTTTTATCATCCTCGAGCAAAGCAATGCGATTAATTATTTCAGTGTGTCTGTTAGTGTGGACTTCTAGCAGTTTTTTGTCTCCATCCAGTGAAGCAAGCTGCTGCTTTATTTTCCTATAGTCCTGTACTACTTCTTTAGCCTTTTGATGCTGATTTGAGTCATAACCCAATATTGAACGCTCATTTTCAAGCCTTGAGATAATTTCTAACAGCTGTTCCTCTGCTTTAGAAAGCCCTCCCAACTTACTTCTTGCTTCTTTAGCTGCTTTTAGGAAACCACACTGTGCATTTTCGATATCAATACAGTTTGCATTTTCTAAGATAGCTGTCTGTCTTTTGCATATATCAATTTGCTGCCTGATTTTATCAAGCTCAATTCGCTGTTCTGTAAGCTTCAGATGATATTCCCTATCTTTTTTCTCACTTTCTTCCCAAGACAGAAGAGTATTTTCAATGCCATCTAAAACATTAATAGATTCCTGCAATTCGCCTGCTCCCTGAAGCCTTACCTGTATTGCTTGCATATCCCTTTCAAGTTTGCTCTTCTCCATGACCAGGCCTGACAGCTCAGTAACCAGTCTACCTACCTGCAACTGCTTATCCTTTAGCATCTTTGCCTTGCTGTCCATGGCCGCCAGCTGCTGCCTTACTTTGAGAAGCTCCTCATGTTTTTTATTTATGTCTACTTCTGTTGCCAGGAAAGCTTTAGTCTGAGCTGCATTCTTGGTTAATTCATCAAGCTTTCCACTTTTCTCTCTTAATACAGTTTCTTTATTGATAGCCTCCTGCAGTAACCTTGCTTTTTCGTTTAGCACCTGCTGGAAAGTAGCAACCTTTGCAGCTGCTTCATCCTTTTGCTGTTTTAGCATTGACAGAGTTGCTTCTGCAGTTCTAAGCTGTTCTTGTTTTTGCGATAGTTCAGTTTGTAACCCACTGGCCTGCTCAACATCCTGCTCCAATGTGGATACTTCTTCCTTGGCAATTTTGAGCCCCCGGTTAACTTCTGTAAGTGTATTCTTAGACTCTTCCTCAAGCTGCTCATATATCCCTAACCCTAACAGGCTTGCTAATACACTCATCCTATCCTCCGGTTTGGCTTCCATGAACCGTCCGTATTGATCCTGCATGATGAGTACACAGCTCCGGAAGGTGTCAGCGTCCATGCCGAGGAGGTCAATTATCTTTTGCTGAGTATCGGCCATGCGCTCACAGGAGTGGTCTTCCCATCCTTCGACAGGAAGTCTTCCATATTCCATTGTTCCATCGTATTCAATGTACTTTGCCAGCGCTAATGTACCTTTTCCACTACGTTGCCTCGTCCTTGTTACTCTCCAAATGTCTTCTCCAAGCCGGAATGTAAAAATGATGCTTCCCGACTTTTCCCCTGACCGGATCCATCCGGTCAGATCGCCCTCCCTAGGCTCTTCATACAGACAGTCCACAATGGCATCCATAAACAGACTGCTCTTGCCAGCACCGTTTCGACCATTGACCATGGCAAAGTAGATATCCTGGAAGGAAAGCTTTTCCTCCGCATAACTGCGGTAGTTGCGGACTTCTATTTCAAGAGGGAGAAACAATCCAGTTTGGCCACCTATTGGCGCTGCAGCTTGAATTTTTTCGATAATTAGCCTTGCTTCAAACATTAATGATAAAATCGCATCTGTATTTTCTGGGAATTTTTCAGTAACGTAATTATACAGACATTCTTCAACTGTCAATTTCTCACTCAACCGTTCTTTATTCACGACTTCGTGAATTTTTTCCGGACGAATCTCACTGACATAGTAAGCGCCGGCAGCATATAAGTCACGTTCAATCTTTTTCTTATCCAAGGCCTTTTCGGTGGCTTCATCGCAGGTGTATAGGATGCGGACTACTTTGTTGCATGGACGTCTGAACTCATTTTCGCCTGTCATGCAACCAGTTATGCCATCTTGGTCAGCATGAAGTGTTAAAAATTCCCTAGCTGGCGTTGTAAAGAAATAGCTATTTACTAAACGCATACTTTGTGAATCATGCATATACACTAAGCCTGAATCTACTTCCTTATAATCTAAATCATCATCTCTTTGGATAATTGTGTGAATCCAGAATCCTTTTTCATGCCCCTCATCATTGAATGTAAAGGCATCTATTGACCCCGCATAATATACTGGCTTAATGCAGTTTCCTACCCTCTGCGCCTTGTGGATGTGCCCCAGGCATACCAAGTCAAAGTTTGAATTTTCCAGTGTAGTTGAGCTTAATACAATCTCATTTGTCTGGAATACATGTTGGCCATTATCCAATTCACAGCCTATGACTGTGTGATGGGCCATGAGCACTGACGGTATATTAGGATCCACCTGAGCAGATAACCCCTGGACAATAATGTCCAGCTGCTGACTGAATACCTTGTTCTCTTCCTCGACCGACAGTCCCGGGAACTGGGCCCGGAAATGTCCTTTATCGAAACCAGGAAGTCCAGCAACTTGAATTTTATTTATATTGTCAGTAAACACAGTTACCATTTCAGGTTTAGTTATATATATTACTCCAGCTGTAAGCTGTTGTAGTGTTTCAAACTGGCTTTCACCATCATGGTTTGGCGTACCGTAAAGTACAACAACCTGTGCAACATCTGCGAGTCTATTAAGGTACTTTGCTACCACTCTTACTTCAGTCAGAGCTCTGTCTGCCCACACCTTTGCTTGATGGAATATATCACCGGCAACAAGTATAATATCTGGTTTCTCTTCCCTTGCTGTTGCAACAAGCTTCTCAAGGCACTTGATGGTATTCTCCATTCTTTTCATCGGATCATCACACTGGGGACCTACATAAGCCCCCAGGTGCCAATCTGCCGTGTGAAGTATCTTCATATCTTACCACCATCCTCGTCAATAATCTCGCCGGTTTCCTCGTCTATGCCTGCTGAAAGCTGCAAACGCTTTGCTGGTGAACCATATAATAAAGTGCTTGGCCCCATTGCTGCAGCTATTTTTGCCATCTTTACATCCCGGTCTCTTGTCTCATCGAGTTCGAAATATATAGCTACAAATGGCTTCTTTAGCTGCTCCAAAGAATAATGAGGTTTAATATTGAATGCTTTTCGGATGCACCTGTTTTGTGCACCGGTCTCTGCTTTTTGAGCTGCATCAGGATCATTGGTTTCCTTACCGCTATACTTTACATACGAGTTGACTGTTTTAGATTGAGTGATGGTTGCCCAGCCTCCGGATGGATTTCGGAACTGCATAGTTACTGTTGCAGTAACCGTTTTATTTTCTTTGTCTTGGTATATGTCTGTGTCCACAAAGCGTGCATCAGCAGCACTGCGAATTCGGAATAATCCTTTAGAAGCTATTGCATACCTTGGTTCATTATAATCGTTTCCTTCGGGGTCCTTAGCCTTTTTCTGACGGTATATCTCAAAGTCTTCAAGGTCTGTAGAAAGGAATACAAGATTTATAACCGGCTTGTACATCGGTCCAACATCCTGAATGCTTTGTACGTCAACCATCATATTAAACCATTGTGGGTTCTTTTCATAATCTGAAAGGAACTCTTCAATAGAAGTGTATTTTTTCATATTTGACATACATTTGACCTCCTGTTATTATGTAGGTGGGAATTATTTTTTATCTGCCGCATCTTCTGAGTGCCTCAGCGCACTGTGCGGCTATTTTTATGACTTCCTCTATTGTAGTTTTCTTGTTATGTGCAATGTTGTTTGCTCTGATATCATCTGTGGCCATGTACATTACTGTTTTGAATTCTTCATCCGAAAGCCCTAGCATGCTTTGTAGCATCGTTCTCAAGTATGACCTTGGCTCCAGATATACCAGTTTATCATCCACTATGACTGCCTTTCCATCGATTACATCCTTTGCTGTCCAGGGAGAACAAACTTTGTTCCGGATTGATTTAATCAGTTCCGCCTTTTTTGCAATTCTCCTGATATCCGCCGGCAGCTCATCCGGATCCGATACATGAATTGCAACCAGCTCACCACAGACCTCTTTGTCATTTTCAGTAGGAACTTTCTCCAACAAGTCAGCCAGTTCTAGATCTAAACCATGCCTTACAAACGTTGTTATTTTCATATCTCACTTCACCCCCTTTCAAAACTGCTCATAATACTTACAAGCATCGCCATTGTAATGTAACTGCTTGTCCCCATTTAGCGTGCAATATATCATCCCTGCTGCCTCATCCTCTTCCCTTAAGTCCTCCCAGTCACAATACCGACAGTCTTCACATTTATGCTGTTCTACCTCTTCGTTAAGAATCTGCAGGTATTCCGGAATCGCATCCCGAAGGTTTTCTAAAAATTCAATGATGGAGTTCTTCCGGGTAAAATCTGCTTCTCTGCATATTTTTATGTCTGATCTACTTATGAGTTTTGCTGCTAGCAATGTTCCGTAAGTTCTGTTGATTACCTCGTATTTTGATTGCTCTGGAACCTTTTCGATTACCTTCTCCACAACTTTGACTGCCGGCACTTCGATGGGCTTGTCCTTAAGCTGCTTTTTGAGGTCCTCTATCTCCTGCTGCTTTTCTCTGATGATTTCGCCAAGTTCCTGAATTTTCTGAGGGTCTGCGTTTCGTTTAGCCTGGTCTAGTTGCTGGCGGAGTTTTTGTATTTCGATTTCACGGATATTTAACTTGCCTTCTGCCTCTTGAGCCTGTTTGCGATATTTTATAACTTCAGAATCTTTTCTCTCCATTGATTCATAGATGTTTTTATTGTTTTCTCTCTGGCGTTCGAGGGCCTCTTCAGCTTTGCGGAGCTTTTCTTCTAGCTCTTTATATTGCTTATGAGTAGTGATGTCTCCAGAGACAACAGCTTCAACCAATTCAGGCTTTGCAGATGGTTTTGAGATTTCATAAAGTAATTTTGCAGGTGCTTTCTCGAGATACTCCGTTTGTCCAACGCGTTGGATGAACAAATTATAAACATTGATATAATTGTATGCAGAGCTTTTACTAACCCCTAAGCTCTGGCACCATTCCTGGAAGCATCCATAACCTTTTCTAGCGAGCTTATCTTGCGCTTCTTTTAACTCTTTTCCTATAGCAGCCAAGGAAATTGCATTAACCTGAGCAATGTTAACAGCTTTCTCCTGCAGAAAAGCTGCTGTCTCCTCATCCACTGAGGAATAGTCAAACGGTTGTACATCATTGGACATTGACGCTTCTAAAACGGTATTTTCAGCGAGTGATACTTCAGGATTTTGGACAGTACCGGACACTTCCCTCCAAACATCACAGTCTACTTCCCCAACATGTTGCATCCAGGTTTTTAGAGCATCGCCTTTTGCGAGTACTAGTGCGCAACCCTCGTTATGTACGCAATAGTAGCCACACTTGGTATTTTTCGATTTGCATTTCTGTTCCGGATATATCACTTCTCTATTCTCTCCTTTCTTAACATATGCCGCACACATTCCTGCTTCCGGATTGTTCGGGACACAGCCAGTGCTTTCATTTTCACACTGTCTGCATATTTCAAGCACGTTTTCTTCAAACTCAGCGCACCTGCTGCACAGATCGTCCTCCACCCAGTAGCAGCCACCTTCACATGCATGATAATCAGTGCAACCGCAGACTCGACATCTTTGTTCTGTGCTCTCATTCTCAATACTTTGAAAATGAGGACACGCATCATCTAAATAATGCATTGCCTTATCATAAACTAAACAACGCGCATACTTGAGATCATTATTTCTATCAAAACTACTTCCCCAGTTTTTGCAATCTCTGCATTTCTGTTCCTCATCCGGCACCGCTTCTGTTTCCGGGAAAAACTTCTCAATCAGCGTCTTTTTGGCTGCAATACCCTTCTTGTTCTGGCTGCAACATATTGATAACGTCCGCCGACAGTCGGCCAGATGGTCAGCATTATATGAAGCGCCCAGCTCCGGATGATCAATGCAATATTGCCGGATCTCTTCCATCAGCTCATAATCCAAGCTGTGGATTTGAATTGTGTTCTTATCGTCCAGACTACCGACCCATTCTGTCTTATGGTTCGGCTCCTTAGATCCGGCCCGGCACTCCCAGCGTAGGAACTTCTTATTGTCTCCCCAGCCATCTGTCACTTCGATCTTGAATGGACATGAAGTGCATTCCTCGTTCTGTGGGTCCTCGAAGTCAATAGTATATCCCGTCACGGCGGCCGTACTGTTCTTCTTAAACTGCCGTCCGCATTTTGTCCAGTATGTTTGTTTTGGCAACCTCTCTTCCTCCTTTCTGTAAATCTCTTTTCCGCCATCGTAATAGTGGATCCATTCACCCAAATATTTGTTCTCCTTTCTTGCCTTAACTGTCACATCATGGTAGAATGTGGTTAGAGGGAAGGCGATATTGTGGATAAAAATACATATAAGGTTTTAAAATATCTAGACAAGCATTCTGGTCGTGTACTATACAGCGGATTAAAATCTAAGTTCGGCCATCTAAAAAATCCATCATTAGCAGAAATTGAGCATTGGCTATTTGTAAATAGGTTTGCGCATCTTGATGATTATACTGAAACAAATGAGTATGGTGATCTTCTTAATCCTCAAGCTATTGTCTTAACAATTAAAGGCAAACAAGAGTTTGAAAAATATTCATCTCAGAATAACGCTGATAGGTTTGCTAGAATAACAGCCATAATAGCTTTACTGATTTCATTGGCAAGCCTTATTGTAGCCTATTTCAAACAGTGAACTTCATTTTGACGATAAAACAATGTTTACTGCAATACTTATCAGACTAATTAAAATGGCAGTAATAGAAATTATTAATGTTTTTCTTTGATTTGGCATCCTTCTCCCTCCTTTCTATGCGGATTTAGTCGCAGTCCGTAAGTTCTGCTCTCCTACGTCCTCGCTATGCAGTTGTCAAGGTGCAGCAGTATCCCTTCTTGTGGTATAATGTGGTAGAAGGGAGGGAATAATATCATGGATAAACTAAAAACCATTTACTACACATGTCCTAACTGCAATATGAAAATGCAATTTAATCTAAACAGTATAGGAAGCAATTGCCCCTTAAAATGCCCACTTGTGGGAAAGATATAAAAGATGATTTGCTAAGGGCCGAGAGCGTGTGCAGGGCATATAATTCAAAAATCGATCTTGTTAAGAACTTTACAAATGAAAACCGTCACATATCTTTTTCGTAAGTCAGCTTAATCTCATTTGGGAATCCGCTATTTTCAAGTGTCATGCGCACATACTTGATAATTTCATCAATATCGTGCGCCATTTCTTTTTCTGCTGTCATATCTGGTTTTTCAATTCTGAACATTGTCATCCTCTCTCACACCTCACTTTTTTATGATGCTTTTGCTGTCCTGTCCCTTTCCGGTATGATAGAATTTCTTGAAAGGGAGGTGGACAATTTGAAAAATATAAGTAATTTGGATTCTGAACTAACTGCTATAATCAATCGTCTTAAAAATCTTAGCGTATCATCAAATGGTTCGTATGATGCGCCCATTTATAAACATAACGTGGTAAAACTCAAAGACGAAATCGTTAAAACCCTAACCGATTTTAAAATAGCAATTATCAAATACCTGTCTGAGTAATGCCTTGCCGTCAGTTGCCGCTGGCGGCATCTTTCTCGTTAACCTTAACAATGATTCCCTCATAATAAAGGCATTTTTCTAATTCTTCTTTTGCTTTCAAATATGCCTCATATGCTTTGTTTAATTTTTCATTATCACTGTTGAGAATGATACTATAGAGTGCCTTACCTTCCATCCTCTCTCGCCCTCCTTTCTATGCGGGTTTGGTCTTAATGTCTTAATGCTTTCTCCAACTCCGGAATTACGCTTTCGTAGTACCTGAAACTCTCTACTTCCTTGCAGCTATACTTTGACTTATCGTGATACCACTTGCCGTACTGCTCTGTTTTTAAGTTGTGCTGCTTTGCCAGCCTGCCGACCATGTTCGCTGATATGCCAAGCATCTTGCCTATTTCCTCCGCTGAGTATGTCCTCTGTTCGGCTTCTGGCAGTGGTAGAAGCGGTTTTCCTGCCACAATTGCGCTTGCCTGGGCCTGCAGGATTTGCCTGTATCGTGGGTTGACATCTGGACTGTTGGCGATTTTCAGAAGCACATTGGCTTTGCGTGCGAGCGAATTGTTGTAGCGTGCTTCAATTTCTTTTTGCTTGACTTCAGGAAGGGATTTACTGCCTGTCTTGATTGTGCGTTCCATTTCCTCGAACTTTGTTACATATGCCGCAGTGAACAGTACTCCCTTTTCTCCAGTCATTTTGTTTGCTACCATGTCACATCCTTTTCGGGTGAGAAGATAACAAGGTCTTGTTTCGCCTTTTGCGTCCTTATATGTACTTGGGATGAAGAAATCTAACGAGCTCAAACTTGAGCTGGTTAAAATGTCAGCATATCCTTTTATATCTCTAAGCAAGTTTTTATGCTCTTTTCCTACCATCTCTGCTACTTCTCTGCTGTCGATTACAAATTGACCGTTATGGTTAATTACTGTAAGTTCGTTCATGTTAGTACCTCCTTTTTAGCTATTTCACAACTTTCTCTGGATGCTTTTCAAAGTAGTCTCTCATAACTTCAAAAAGAACTGGCATCAAAGGTGTATAGTCGATTTCCTCATCCTTGTATTCCACGATTTGACGCGTTACCTCTTTTGTTTTTAAATTTAGAGTTGATCTCATTATAGCTATCATTCTGTCACCCCTTTATAAGATCCGTGCTTGTTATTTGTTATCTTTTGAATAGAATACTTCGGGAACTGTTTTACCTAGAGCTGCTGCAATTTTGTCCATAGTTGCTTTTGTGGGATTTGTGGAATTAGAAGTGTCATTTTCTAGAATACTTATATATCCTACTGCAATACCTACTTTCTCTGATAACGCTCTAACTGTTAATCCTAATTCTTTTCTGTATTCTTTTATCCGATTTACCCGAACCATTATCTCACCTCCATTCTCTGTGAGAGTATAATATCATTTCTCTATGAGAGAAACAAAGTCTAAATAGATTAACTATTCTCTACCAGAGTAATTTATCTCTTTATATCAATGAATACTGAAATAAATCGAATGTATTCATTGACAGAGAATAGGAAGTATAATATAATTTCTTTTGTAGCGAACATTCGATTATGAGGTGGTAATTTTGTTAGGTGATAATATAAAAAAAATAAGAGAATCAAAGAAATATAGTATTAATTTCTTAGCCAGAAAATGTAATATGTCTGTTGGTTATTTAAGTGATCTAGAAAAAAACAAAAAAGATAATCCTTCAAAGGACATGCTTCAAAAAATAGCAGACGCATTGGAAGTTCCTATTTCAAGTTTTTTTGACGATGATATGATAGATGATTTTACAATATCAGATGTACTAAAAAACATGTTATCAGAAGCAATAGGGATACCATCAAAAGACTTTTTCAAACTAACAGGCTCATTTGTTCTTTTTAACAGTGAAATCAATAAAATTAAGAAACTTACTTCAGTATTTCAGAAACACATTTTGGAAACGGTAAACTCTGACCAGAAATCTTATGCTCAGCTACTAAGTGGGAAAAGCTTAGAACTAAGGGATATTGCAAAGTCAATCATTTATAATGCAGACAATAAAACAATTAATATTGAAATAAAATACCCAGAGAAATTTGACAGTTTTATAGATAAAGCTAATAGAATCGGTGTAACAACTCTTGATTTGCCAACATTAGATAACTTAATTAGAAATACTGAGTCAATATCCACTCTTGCTGCTAGTCGCATTGATGGTTACGATGATGACCTCCCTGAAGAGGCGAAGGAAGAACTAAGAAATTTCATTGAATACTTAAAAGTAAAATACAAAAAGAAGGACAGCGATAAATAATGAAAAATAGGCTTGCCAGAATAGAAGAGCTTTTGGATGAATGTAATCAATCTAAAGTAATTGTTGAATACGGCAATCTACCTAATAATATTAACGCTATTTTTTATAAAGACTGCGATACTTACCCAGTCATAGCTTTAAGTCAAACGCTAAAAACACAAGCAGAGCAATGCTGTGCACTTGCTGAGGAGCTGGGTCACTACTATACATCCTACGGGAATTTACTTACAGATTCTAATGTAGATAAAACAATTATCGCTAAACAAGAGTATATAGCAAAAAAATGGGCTGTGCAGCGGCTCGTCTCCTTAAGAAACATCATAAAAGCTTACAAAGCCGGTGCTAGAAATTTTTACGAAATGGCAGAGTATTTAGATGTTACTGAGGAGTTTTTGAGAGAAGCCTTTAGGAAGTATAACGCTATGTACGGTAAATATAAGGTATATGGTAAATACATTATATATTTCGATCCTCCTGGCATTTATAAAAATGTTTGAAAGGTGATAAGAAGTAAAATGCAAACAGGAATAGCTTATGCTCGATATAGTTCAGATAACCAACGTGAAGAATCTATCGATGCTCAGCTCAGGGCTATCAACGAGTATGCTCAAAAAAACGATATTGTAATAATAAAAGTTTATATTGATGAAGCAGAATCAGCACGAACCGATGACCGTCCAAATTTTCTTAAAATGATGGCTGACATAAAAAATGGCATTATAAAGCCAGACTGTTTACTTTTACATAAGGTTGACAGATTCGCAAGAAATAGAATCGACGCTGCTTATCATAAATACTACCTAAAAAAGAATAGAATAAAAATTTTATATGCAGACCCCTCACAGCAATTCGGTGACAATCCAGAAGGAAGGCTTCTTGAAGGTATAATGGAAAGCTTCGCTCAGTATCAATCTGAAAACTTAGCTTCAGAAGTAATGAAAGGAATGAAAGAAAATGCCTATAATGCTAAACATACCGGAGGAATTCCTCCTTTAGGGTATTCGTTAAATGCTAACAAGGAACTAATTATTAATGAATCCGAAGCCATTATTGTGAGAAAAATATTTGATTTATATAACCAAGGATATGGTTATAGATCAATAGCAAATGAGTTGAATTCAAAAGGATATAGGACTAAAACAGGAAAGATGTTCAGCCAAAACAGCATATATGACATACTCTGCAATGAAAAGTATTCAGGAACTTATGTTTTTAACAAAAGGTCAAGTAAAGATCCTTTGGGTGTTAGAAATAATAGACGTTTCAAAGATGAAAGTGAAATAATAAGAATACCCGGAGCAATTCCTGCAATAATAGAGCTTGAGTTATTTAAACAAGTCCAAGATAAATTAAGAGAAAGAAAGCGAGGCCCACTTATGAGTGGAAAAAGGTTTTATTTATTATCAGGCTTAATCACATGCGGAGAATGCGGTGCTACTTACACGGGCAATTCATATTATCATGGCAGAGGTGGAAAAAAATATTATATATATTCATGCAATAATAGAAGTAAAGGAGCTGGCTGCAAAAATAAGAATATTAGGCAGGATATCATTGAACCTTTTGTAATTGATGAATTAATGAAAAATGTTTTTTCCGATGAAGCAATGAAAAAGGTTATTCCACAAATACTCAAATATGCAAAAACTCAAGGAGAAGAAAGTTCTAACGACTTAAAAGCTATACAGACAAAAATCAAAGATATTGAAAGTAAAATAGATAGACTGTTGGATGCTATTGCCGACGGAATTGCAGATAAGTTATTTGCAAAGCAAAAAATGGACAAGCTAAAGTCGGAACATGATGAGCTTAAGGAAATGGAGCAGTTCTATAAAATCAGGACCTTTGATTGGGCTACTGAAGAAAATATTAAAAATTTTTTATTACATAATAAAGAAATACTTTTAAATGGTGAAAATGAAAAGAAAAGATCTGTCGTAGAATTATTTACTCATCAAATAATAATATACCCTGACCATATCGATCTTGACTTAAAAGTCGACGTGGACAGGGATAATGTTGGTGGAGGCGAGGGGAGTCGAACCCCTGTCCGAAACCGTATCCACAAGAGCTTCTACGGGTGTATCCGATAA